GGTGCGTTAGTTCAGCTGGTTAGAATACATGCCTGTCACGCATGGGGTCACGGGTTCGAGTCCCGTACGCACCGCTATAAAACGAGGAGCCTTAAAAAGTTCCTCGTTTTTCGTTAAAGTGAATTTGTGTTGAAAGTAACATGAAAACACTCATTACGAGCTATTTAGTTGAGCTACGAAAGTAGCATGGAGCCGTTAAACTGAATATTCCGAAAGGTTCACAAGCAAAGGCACGAACTTTATACAGTGTGCTGACTTATGTGCGGAACATTCTACAGATAGATTTCTATCCATTGGTTCATCATCTTCTTTAACATTTTTAACTAAATGGCAAAATCATGGTGAAGCTAAAATTCATTGTACGAGACGGCTTTCTTGTTCTGCGAATAAGCGAAGGCAAGGAAAGGTACTACAAATCCGTCAAAAGTATTCTTGTTGGCAATCCTAATATTCTCAAACACTGGAAAGCCGACAAAGAACGTTTTTCCACTTACGCTACTTCTTACCAGGAGAACAACAAGGCATTGGAGGATTTTAAGCAAGTGTACCGTAAACTATGCTTAGAACATCCAGAATACAATGCCCGACAGGTTGCGTCTTATTATTCCCATTCAAAAATTCTGAATAAGGCAAACGGCATTGAGACAGAAGCCGCTGGTTCAGCTATGTTTTTGGAGCAGTTTATGGAAGTGGTTATTGAACGTGAAAAGCAAAAGCAGGGCTGTAACTTTGAGTGTTATGAGAAACTGCTTACCAAATGTCGTAAAATCATTCCAGACTTCAATCTCATCAAATTCTCAGATATTAACTATGATTTCTGTTCTAAAATAGCTGGAATATTTGCAAAGTACAGTGGCTTCAAAGGCACGGCAAAAGCATTTAGAGCTATTCTTGGACGAGCTTCAAAAGACCGTGAGGTAGATTTTTCTCTCGTGCGCATAGGTGATTTCAACTTCAATGACTATAACCCTGCAAAATATGAAGACGATATGAAACACCCAGATGTGCTTACAAAAGACCAAATCAAGGACTTCATGCACATTGACCTTTTCAACCTTACCCCAGAGTGGGCAAACAGAGAAAAGGTGGAACTGTACTATGATTTCTGTGTGTTCATGCTACAATCATTTTTTGCCCCCTGTGACGTTATAAAACTGAAGGTGGAGCATATTACCAGAAATCATACAATCCTCGCCAGACGCAAGAAAACGCACAAAATGGTGGAGATTCCAATAACTCCTAAGATGGAGGAAGTTATCAATAAGTATGCTGGACAATCAAAGGATGGTTATGTGTTTCCAATCATGGATGACGAAGAAGAAAAGAAACACATTACGAAGGACTACATCTTTAAGAAGTTTCGACAAAAACTAAATATATGGCTTAAAGATGTGGGTGAAGAATTACAATGTGATTTTGATTTGTATGCTTATGTATTCCGACATACAGCTATTACAGTTGCACTCGATCATGGATTACCCATAGCCTACATCGCCTCAGTCGCTGGAACGAGCGTAGATGTCATTCAGAAACATTATTACAATGGCAATAGTGTAGATAACCAGCTAAAACTTCAACAGGCATTTATGCAAGCCTGTATATAAAAATGACCGCCACCTACTCATCACGAGCAAGTGGCGGTTCCGCAACTGATATTTATGTGGTTAAATAATCTCTACTGTGTGACAAGTTCCCAATCCTCAGCAAACACATCGCTGGAAGACGGAATCCATGAGTCGGCTCTTCCGTCTGGGTTGATAATCAGCATCTGATTGGTATAGTCAATATGAGCATCGTTGCGAGCCATCAGAATGTCCTTTGCAATCTTAGGAAGTGACTGCATGTTAGGAATAACATCCGCTTTGATGTTAGCTGGAACTTGCTTGATAACAAACATTCCTTTTCCATTCCATCCAGCTCTACGGATAGCACCTCCAGCTTTAAGGAACTTGATAGCTGTACCGAAGTCATAATTGGTCGGGAATACCTGTTTATTTGACATCTGAGCCATTCTATCTGCTAATAGGTAGCAATACTCACGTTGAGACTCGTTCTGCGCTGAGAGGAGAGTTTTTGCTAAGTAATTCAGCTTGTCGAAATTCATACTGTCTACGAACTTCTTTCCTTTCTCATAGCGTTCTGATTCCTCTTTGTATTCAATGTTCATGCGGTCAAAAGGAGTTTCTGCTACTTGGTAAGCTCTCTCGAATACATCTTTGGGAGACCAACCGTCACATACGCTACCACCTTGATCTGTATACTGGACGTGGTAGCCTTGACGTGGTGCTTTACTGTAACCGCTTACGGAATAACTACGAACATAGCCTTTTTCATAAGCCTCCAGCTCGTCCATAGGCTCTGCCGATACTGTATTGGTATTGAAATATTTCTGCATGATGCTTTTGGTTAGAGGTTGATATATGTCTCCTTCTCGTTGCACCAATAATAGATGCGACCGATAAATGCAAGTGCAAAGATGCAACCAACGACACCCCAAACCCATCCAGGGGCATTAAAGTGTTCAAGTGCTAAATACGCTGTAAGAGCTTTCCAACCCCAATGAGATTGTGTTGGAAGTTGTTTTCTACTAATTACTTTCATATCTTATCTGTTAAGTTATATATTCATCGTTATATCAGTCAACTATTGTAAGTAAAAAAAGAGGCAAATTGGTAAAACAATGAAAAACCAATTTGCCTCGCAATCCTACTAAACAACCTAATTAACCTCAAAACTAAACCTTTGAACCGCTGGATGGATTCGCACCACCTAATACACAAGGTATCACGTTGCATATCTTCCTAAATTGAATACAGCGGTATTCCAATGACAAATCGCTTGTGGAGAAGGTGAGACTCGAACTCACGACCCTATGCTTGCAAAGCATACGCTCTTGCCATCTGAGCTACAACCCCAAATTGCGGAACTGGGAGGACTTGAACCTCCTACCCTTGCATTAACAGTGCAATGCTCTGACCAACTGAGCTACAGAACCTTTTGTAGAGGGCAATGCTGGAATCGAACCAGCGTAGAACTGTTTTGCAGACAGCCGCCTAACCACTCGACTAATTGCCCCATGAAAATTATGTTACTTTGCCGTATAGAGTTTCATACCACAATGGAAATGAGGCATGACCGCAAGATAATAACCTCTTGTTGTAGGCTTTCCGTATGTATCAAGCTTATTAGCTATCGTGTGATGGAGAGCCTTCTCATGTGTGCAAACTCCGACAACACCGTTATAACCGACACGCTTGAAGTATTTGCAGTTACCACATACAGGCTGCTTGTTAAGCTCTATGTCATACTGTGGAACCTCATTTTTCTTACGCTTATGTAGGAATTTATCCAGTTTATTCCTAACACGCTTCATAATACCTATTCCCATATTTGCTTTTGTTTCGCTGTTTTATAGTTGCAGAGACTGGAATCGAACCAGTGACCTCCAGGTAATGAGCCTGGCGAGCTACCGCTGCTCTACTCTGCGATGTTGTTACGTTTATGAATAGCAAACCAGATTTCCACAAGTTTGTAAATTCAGTGATTTTTTTTATAAAAACACCCCTATTCTCACGAACCAGAGTGAAAGTTGTAGATTTCTAAATGAACAAATATAATTCAAGTGGAGGTGTAGGAGTCGAACCTACCAGCCTTATGGCGACTACATTGTATGAATAAAAGACTGTACCATAGCCTCCAGTTGTACCGATAAAACACCCTGCTCGGTACCACACCGCCAGCCTACGTTCTGGACGATACGAAACTTCTCACGCCAAATGGCTTAAAACGTGAACTTTGCTAAGTTGTTCGTGTCTTCGTTCCCTTGTACTTCGGGCCTATTTTTGGAATTACCTTTATTACCAAAGTCAGCTGGAGTCTCGCCCCATTCTTTATTGTCCCAATGGCTGACCTCTATGGAATCCACATCGTAAGCAAAAGCTTTCAAGAAAATCTCCGCTTTCTGGAGGTCTTTACATTTCTTGTTGGAGGCAGTTGCTTTGTTTTTGAACCACGTTAGAGCTGTCACGCTGTCAGTGTAGATATGTCGAGGTTGGAAATCATTCTCAATAACATACTTGACAGCTTCAACCACTCCAAGAAATTCTCCAATGTTTACAGTTTGATTTCCTAAGTTTTTATAGAAAATCTGTTCTCCTGTAGCAAGGTCAATACCTTGGAACTCTGTCACCAGATTTTTGGTTGAGTGAGCAGCATCTACCGCAATTCCTTCAGTTGGTCTATTCATATTACCAATACCTTGTTGGTGTAGGCGTAACAAGCAGTTTACCACCCTGTCTACCGTAAGGAATGTATCTTACGGCAGCATTAACCCAGAATTTGCAAACAGGCTCATAAAAACGTCCGTTCTTCTGCGTTATCTTGTAAAGCAGGATAGTTTTTCTATACCAACCACGACCTTGCGCTTTAATAGCAACCTTCTTCCTCTTTCGAGGAAGTTTAGGTTTCTTAGCGATATATTTTTCGTCCGAGTCCATCAGCAAACATTTTGTTAAGTAAAGTATTTGCAGCAGCGTCAAAGTCATCCAAAACCTGTGTGAGGTTCTTGATGTCAACACGCTTCTCCAGAACAGCACGGCAAACAGACAGCTTCTTAACGCTATCCTTTGTTCCGTCCATAGGATCGAAAGTGATACACTTATTGCCGAACTTAACGTCAATTCGATACTGGATCTTCGGGATATACAAAGTCTCAATTGTGGCCTTGAACTCACAAGGAATAGCAGAAATCACCACATAACCATTGCGCTCGTGCATTGGGATAAGCTCTACGTCATACAGGACATTTGTAAGAATCTCACATGTCATCTTCTTGTCCAGAACGCACACCTTCTTTGGATAAGGCGAATCCTGGCGAACACCACAATAACGTTTTGTCTTGGGGTTCTGTGACACAAATCCGACATACGCATCGGTCTTGTCTGATTTTACAAACTTGAGCTTAGTGCTGATTTTCTCGACTGGCTCCTTTACATTCTCTGTTTCTGGATTGTTGATGTTACTCATTTTTATATCAATTTTTTTGAATATGCTAATAAAACAAATGTGGTGCATTTCCCAGTTGAGATAGGAAACGCACCACAAAAGTACAGTTAATAAATAAGAAAAACGAATGATTTTCAAACTAATTTTAGCCCTAAATAGTTGATAATCAAGCGTTTAGTGTTATAATGAATTTCTCCTTCTACGGACTCATAACTCCCTGTATTTTAGTCAGATAGTTTAAGATTCTGGAGACAAGCCACCATCCCAATGAAAAATTTTTCATTAGTAATCGGCATTTCGCTCATCTTCCAGCGTTTTGACATCTGGAAAATCGAATTTGCCAAAGTTGTTGCGACTTTGTATCATCTTAGTTTTGACTCCATTTGAAGCCAAAATGCCGACAATATCAAGAATGTTTGCAACAGGCAGTTTGAGACTCGCCATGTGATTCTCGCACTTCTCCAGCTTTGCATCTGGAATATAGTTAGCCACTTTTGCCGCATCGTCACATATAGCAACGTAAGCATCCTCTAAGCGGAATAAACATACGGTATCTGGCAGTTGCTGTTTATAGTAGCAATATGCCTCATTTGCCTTCTTGTCCATAATTCTACTTGTTTAAGATGTTAAATATCAATTTGAATGTGTTTTGCAAAACATGAGTCACACAAACCATCATTCCTTTTGTACTCAGAAACTGGAATTTTCTTCATACATTCAGAACAATAATGCTCGCTTGACCGCTTGTTGTAAATTGCGTTTTGAACTTTGCTTTTTGAAGCTCCATACTCACGCATCAGTGCCTCTATCATCTGAGCTGGAGTATATCGTTTCTCGGATTTTAGCTTCTTGTAGCTATATTTGATGAGCTGGTCAACCGCATAGCTGTGGTCGATGAGGCTCATAGAAACGAGCTTTGTCAGATAATCGACAGAACCATCTGTTATGATGGCGAGGCGTTCAATGTCTTTTTGACGTAAACGGATCATTTATTTAGATAATGTTCAGCTTCTCGTTTATCAAAATTATCCAACCATTCCTGTGCGGCTTCTCGTGCCTCTTGTTTGGCTTTGGTCGTATACGCTCTCCAAGCAATCAGCCCAATTATACACAATGTCACAATAATCACTATATAAACATACTTATTGCTATTTGCATTATTATGTTTAGTAAAATGTTTCTTTATATTATAGCCACAATGAGGACATGTGTTGGCTGTGTTAGAAACTGTAACATTACATTCTGGACATTTTATCAGTGTCATTTCTTTTATATTTTCTTGTTGTAGAATATCTTAATGATGTGTTGAGCATAATAAAATAACATGGGGACGCAATAAAAAACACAATCCATTTTGTCCAACCATTTAGCAAGCCGCAAAAATTAGCAACTATGAATATTAGAGTGATTATGACACAACATACTAATGCCGTAATCCACAGGTCGCTTGCTGTTGTTTTCTTTTGGATTTGGCTATTTCTAACTCTAATTCCGTGCATAGCCAGAAAATTCTCTGCCAGATATTTTGCTTCCGTTCCTGCGCCCCATTTAGGATAGTAAGATTGATTGAAACGAATCATGTGCATACCGAAAAAGTCTTCAAGAATCTTTTTGGCTGTTTCTGGATTGTTTTGTATTTTATCCAACAACACATGCTCATCTTCTTTTGTAATGGCGCAATCATACTTGTAAATAGGCACTGGACATCCCTCAATATCGTCCCCAAGGAGAAAGACATCTTTTAAGGAACAATTATCCAGTGTTTCGACTTTATGGGAAGCCTTAAAATATTCGATGAAGTGCTGAACGTGTACTGGGGTAACACCTTTATTATAGCGGTCTGCCAAATATGATGTTATATCTCCAATATACCCAACATAGCCATAATCGAAAATCCAAGATGCAAAAAGCGATTCCAACCAAACATCAATCTGATACCACTTGTTACCTATAGGAGCTTCCCACGGTTCACTACCAGCATTGAGAAATATTTTAAGTTTCTTTCGCTGTAGTATGATATATTTATGATTTATTCCTTTCATTTTGGTTCAATTTTGATTGTGTAGCCAAGAGTGTCAGCAAGTTTGAGGAATAAGTCGATGCTAATGACTGTTTTGCCACGTTCTACATTCGTAATTGCAGAGTATGAACAATTAGCTGTTTCTGCTAACTTTCGCAAAGAATACAGGCCACTTCTCGCATTTGCAAGCCAAGTAGCATACTCATCATATTCTTGCAGAGCATGAGAATTATTATCATTACATAGAATCAATACAGCGTCTACAGAAGTTAGATAGCGGAACACCAAACTCATGTTAAAATTGTTGGATGCACTCTCTAATCTCTGTAATTGTAAGAATGTGAATCCTGTCATACGACAAAGTTCGTTCTTGCCTATATTACGCTTCTCTCTCTGATTTATCAGTAAAGATGAAAAAGTTATTCTATCCATTTCTATTATTTTGAGTGCAAAGATATAAACTTTATTTGGTAGTATCAAATAAAAACCTTATCTTTGTTGAAAATTTAACGATTATGGCAAAACATGAACTTACAGAAAAGCAAATTGCAGCTCTTCAAAAGCTGGGAGTAATGCCATCCAGATTCTATAAAACACACATACCCATCAATAATAACAATGTATTCTTTAATGGGCGTACAAACTGGAAGAAACTTGGGATTGCTATTGCTGTTGATGTTTATACTTCAGTAGAAGGCATAAAACGCAAACGATATTGTTTTGATTGTGTAAGAAATAATCTCAGTGATAACTACACGGAATCCAATATTCGACAATTAGATAAATTTGTTACACATTACCTCAATATATTACTTAATCCATGTCCATCAGCCACAATCTTATCAAAGATGATGACTACGAACATGAATTGAGCGATATTGACTGAATTTTGTTGCTATTTTGAGTCTGGATACATCAAAGCATTACCAACTTTCATTAAAGACTTAAAGAAAATATCACCCATTTGAGTAAATACCCCATCGTCATCTTCATATTTGAGGATAAAAGCAGCGTCTTTTTCACTCCATAGTATTTCTTGTGAAGCAAGGCAATTCACTGTTCTCACATAATCATGTTCATACAACTCATTGCCGTATTGATCTTTCATTCCAGTAAACTGACACACAGTCTCTGGGTCAACATGATATATTGACTGGCAGTTATCTGATTGTGCTGAAATAATTAATGCAGTTCCATCCTTACATTGCACCAAACTACCTTCTACCCATTCTCCAGCATAGCGACTTTCTTTCTCGCATCTGGCACGAAATTTAATTGTTCTCATAATTCTATTACAAGTGTAAAACTTCTATTAAGTGTGCCAACTTGTTTTCTTCGTTTCCTTTAAGTGCATTAATGATGGCTTCTCGTGCCAAATCTTTATATGCACAGTCAAAAATGTAGTCAACAAGTTTCTGTAAATTATAACTTTCTTGTTTTGCTTTGCTCACCAGCAGATTATAATCTGCCACGCTAATTGTTATTGTCGGTTCCATGATTTTTGAAATTATATGCGCCATGATAACAAAACCTTGGCGTACAATTGATAAATAACTTACTCGTAAATGATACTGTTTTATGCTATAAGGTCAAACCACTTTTTACTTACAACAAGACACAAGACTTTTCTCATATATCTTTCTCCTTTTTGTCGGAACAATCGGCTTTTAATACAAATTTTCTGTCAATATATTCTTTTCTATCCAGAAGGTCTGTGAGTGTCAGACCTTTGGGGACGTTGATACACTTACACTTGTTTAGTGGTACTCTAAGGTTGACAGTTTTGTAACGCAGGTCTGTAAATTTGATGCAGCGCATTGTTAGCTTGTCATATTTATCCATCCTTATTTTGAGTTTCGTTTGTCTTATGTTATTCCATAAATATCTACTTTTACCAATTTTTCTTTTTCCAGCAGTCTTTAATCATTTGACACGTCATACCCACTATTGCAATGGAAAATGATATTGACGCTATTACCATGATAACAATAGCACAAACTCCCAGTACTGTCATCACAATTTCATTTAATTCCATTAATTAGCCCTCCTTAATGCCGAAGGGCGTTCCATCGGCAAATGTAAAATATTCAAGTAGTCCATCCAAACGCCAGTTGTAATTACCGTTTATTGCCATATCATCACGACCATCAGATACTTTCGTAACCATTACATAGGCTTCATCTTCCTTGTCTTTTAACCAACCAAACGGTTGATGTTTCAGCATTTCCTCCCAACACTCTTCTGCATTTTGAAAAGGACGATAAACTCGTTCTGGTTTTACGCGAAACCTTGAAGCCGTTTCAAAATGTGGCTCATTTGTATCTACCCACATACACTTCCCATCACTGGTAACTTGCACTATTGTCTGTATTTGCTTCCCATGAGCAAACGCTTCTATTATAGGCAATAGATTTTTAGCTTGGTATTTGTTCATTGTTATTTGTATTTATGGTTGTACTTCTTGATTGCGTCCTTGCGAGACGTAGCCATTATCTGCTTGCCCTTGATTACGAAACAATGTTCTTCCTTTGGCTGAGATTTGAGGATCGGGCGAGGTTTCGAGTTTGGCTGTTGCATGTATAAGCCATCATCGAACATTTCTTTGTATGCAGCTAAATTAGCCGCTGCCAAACCTAATGCCACTTGTAATAATTTCTTACTCATATTGTTTTCCAAACTATTTTACTTTTTTATTTCAACATTAATCCTAATAGGGCATGAATTAGGTTTAGTTGTAGTGTCAACGAGATAAGCTGCAATTTCATGCAATTTTGACATTATCTCTTTTTCTATTAACTCTTTAAGAGTACTACTATTTTTTTCGAGTACATCTTTTATCGTATTAGATGTAATATCTTGAAGCTTACGTTGTAGTTCACATTCAAAGAAGGAATATCCACTATTATAACCACGGGTAAAGCGTCCATCATAATCAACTTTTGTATTAAGTATCTTTTGTATTATACCAACAATTAGCTCATTTTTATTAAAAGCTGCTTCTGATAATTGAGATTGTATAGCAAAAGCAATCAAATCTTTGTCAACAGAAAATGATAATTTATTGTCGTTCATATTGTTCCACTTTTATTGTTTTATTTGTCAACTGTTTCATTTAACTTGGTAATATCGCCATCATAAATATAACGACCACGCTTAGAACGTGAACCATCTTTGTTAGTGTAATTCACCACAATAATCAAACGTGTAGACAAATCATTCCAAAATAATAATTCTTTGACCCAACAAATCTGACCTTTTCTATCAACACATTTGTCATCTGGTTGAATTGGGTAGTTGGCAATATATTCAGCTTGCATATTTTGCATTTCTCGCCGAATCGCTATTCTTTTATCTTCCAGCACTGCCATGTGCTTTTCAAATTCTTTTTGTGTCATATTATTGTTTTATTTCCCCTCCCCACTGTCACTGAGGAGGGGGTAATTACTTAGTGGTGTTTGGCTCTGTATAATTAACAGGCTCCCATAATTCTACAGCAGTCAATACTACTGGACATACGATGGTCTCAGAAAAGATAACTGACAAAATGATGTTTGGTACATTGATTTCATAATCTACACCATCAATTTGCTTCTCTTTGTTCGCCCAACCATAAGGTGATGCAACGAAAGAAGTTCCATCACACTTTTTGAACGTTTTCTTCTCTGCACAAGAAGAAAACATTAATGCTACAGCGAGCATCATTAAAGTTACTTTTTTCATTTTTTGATTGTGTTAAACTCCCAGACAGACAAGCACAGCAAACTGGAGTTTTGTCAGGGTTTTCACCTGTAGTTTCACCTCCCGTCATTGCGGACGCTCCTTGTCTTGATGATTAGCCTTACCTAATAAATCAAGACTTGAAACCTGTGCTGAATTGTCTATGCGGTAATTGTACTTTTACGGCTACAGCAATGCCAACCAGTCTAAAACGGCTCAACATCGTACTGTGCTTGCTGCCAGAGAGAAAATAGTTAATTACTTACTCGCAAATGATAGCGAGCTGTCCACAGGCAGCACCGTTCTCGATTTCTGCCTTTGTTGCGATGGCTACAGCGTAATCGTAACCCATTGCATCCAACTGATTCTTGATTTCTGTCATTGTTGTAAAAATTAAAATGTTTATACTAAATTTACTCCTTCGACAACACCATTGCCGAGGTGGTTTTTCTCTGAGATATTGTTAGGGTTGATAGGAGACAACTTCACAAAGAAATGTTCCTTGTCAAACCATTCCTTCAGCTTTTCAGCATCAAAATCTGAAGTATCAACAAGAGTAAGGTTGATTGTCGTTTTCAGATTACTCTGTGTGCGTATCTGACCAAGCTCTTTGATTGACATCTTGTTCTTGTATGGAATGAGCCAGTTGCGCTTCTCGTCATCGAATGAGTGAAGGCTTATCTGGAGAGTGATATTATCCTTGATAAAGGAAAAATCGCTCCCCTTGATACCAATCGTTGACACATAGTGATGTGTGTTCGGATATTTTTCTGTGATAATGCGGATAGCTTCTTTCACAGCTTCGATATTCAAGAACGGCTCGCCCATACGAGTGTAGTTTATCTTAAACTCCTTAGCCTTAGCTGGGTCTGCACCTCCAGCATGACTGATTGCAAATTCCACCTGGGCAACAATCTCGTCAGCTGTAAGGTTACGATAACGCTTCATGTTGCCTGTTGCACAGAACTTACATCTTACTGGGCATCCACTCATTGTTGAAACGCCAATCATCCAGCGTTCTGTACGGTCTCCAAGTTCATTGTTGTCTAACTTGTTTTGATGCCTGCCTATTGCATCTTTAGTGTAATAAGGCAGGAAAGTGTCGGTAGTTTCAACGAGAAAACCATCTTCTAATTGAAGACAATACGCAACACCATTCTTGAATGTTTTCTTTCTTAATTCGTTCATTATGATTTATAAATTCCTTTATTTATAAGGTTTGACATTTCTTTCTCAAAATACTGAAGTTGCGATGTTTGCAAAGCTGCAATCCATTGTTGGCAGTATTTCAAATACTTATGGTGGTTGTTCACTCTGAAACGCCACTCCAGATAGTTTTGTAAGCTATAGCTCATATCAATACAATTTTATTCGCCTTATGGTAATAAATCTGATATATAGCACCACGCCACAATATGATTGCGGCTACAATGTTCTTCCCAATCTTCAGTCCATGATGCGCTATCAATCTCATAGTATTTCCCAATATCGCAAAACTCAGTGACAATAAACTCGCCTTTCTCTGGTTCTTCCTGGCAGCTATGCCAGATATTCTTCTTGAACCAATCAACGCCATCCTTAAACGCTTCACGTCTTGCGGACACATTGCAACCTTCATCAATCTCTGGTTCATGTCCGATATAGTTGTTGGCTGCTTCTTGTATTTTCTGTTTGTCAATCATTGCTGTTTACTTTTTGTTTTCTGCAAACTTCTCAATCTCTCCCTTGATAGCTTCAATCTTATCTATAAAACCATCAAGTGCGTCCATAGCTTCTTGCATGGAGTCACCAGTTCTGGAGCATTGTAAGCCTTCGGAAAGGTTGTTGAAAGCTTCATCTTCTTCAGAATGAATATCCTGGATGACAGCAACAGCTTCGTCAAGAGCTGCGGTTGCGTCATATAGTTGTTGTCTACGTTGTTTATTCATAGAATACCTATAATTTATTGTTGATTACCTCTCCAGTATAATTTATTGCTCTTTCCGCCATAAGTTGAGCAAATTTTCTTGTAAAGTCATCGAATAAATCAGTGTCCAAACCATCTATAATTTTAATAACTCTGTCAGCCGATGAATCAATTAATTCAGCAAATGTATTATTAAAAACGTCTTCAATAAACTCTTTTTGTAACTCGTCTGATAATGCTTCAAACGCATCATATACATTTACACCTTGTCCATTTTGCAAGGTTATATCATACTTACTAAATCTGTTATATTTCATAATATCTGTATTATATATTTACCACTTTTATTTGTCTCAATTCTCCCGAATACCCTTGATTCCGAAGCACGTCCAGAATAAGGTCTACTGGAATATCATGTAACTGACTTTTACCTTCCGCTAAATCAACCAAAGCATCACACGCTTGATATAGCGGACACATACTCTTCTTAGCGAATGGGCATGACGTAGTGCCAGCAATCTGCTTGTTTCTGCAATTATTACACGGATAGTATTTATGGTCTTTCGTCATGCTCATACCGTAATGACTTTAGAGAAACGTAACTCTCCAGTGTAGCCACGTCTACGGAGTTCTGCAAATAATGAAGAATCTTCAATATCTGCGAGTGTAAAGATTGCTTTTGAACCTTGCTGAGGTAAGTAATCTGCTGGCCGCTTTGATGTTCCAGCATTTATAGTGTTTGTTGATTTTGTTCTTGCCATTTGTTTTATATATTAACGAAGCCAAAAATAATTCTTTGTTCTACCACATTTGGTACATTCATCATAAGAACACACCGCGCCTATACGATGCTCGTAATGATGAATACAAGTGATATTTTGCTTCCACCATTTTTTGATAAATAAAATAATATCTCCCACCATATTATCCGATTTTCATTGTTGCGCCGCCAATAGTAATTGACACAATCTTTGCGTCTGGTTGCTTTGGCAACGGCTTAAACGTTTCTGGATATTTGAACCACATATTACTTTAATAGTTGAAAATTAATATCAATCACGAGTTTAGATTTGTCTTTCTTAGATATTCCTTTGCTCATCGCATTATAGCAATCATCAAGCATGGCGAGCATGATACGATTGCTCTCCTCATGTGTCATGGATTCCCAGGATATATTCATAGAATTAGCCAAATCACGAGCCAGCTGATAAAACTTGTTGTCAACTGGAATTTCATTGACATCGTATACCGCTGCATCGCCACTGCCGAAAAGATATTGCGACAGCTCGATGTAGCGGAAATACGAGTCTTTAACTTTTTCAAGCTTTTTGCCCATTGTTACATTTTGACTGGACGTAAATCTCACGAAGTTTCAGCATAGACTGGATGAGTGAATCTCCAGTTGTCTTGTCGTTCGGAACAGAGATAACCACATCGCCATACAATATGACAGGCTTGCCATCAAAAGAACTGATGTTGAAGCGAGCAAGAGCATCACGCTCTGCAAACTGTTTACGTTCCGCTGCGTTAGAGGCTGCTCTCTGTGCCTTACACTTGCTAATAAAACTTGTGATGTTGTCGATTAAAAACATTGTTACATAAGATTTTCATATATTTGAATTAAAGATTCCACTGGTAGTTTCTCCAGCGGCACGTCAATTGAAGAAGCAGGATTTTCAAATTTATCGCCATAAACGAAACACAGCTGAAGAGCTGGCTTGTCATCTTGTGACATCTGAAGACATACGCCAACACAGGAATTTGCCCCAACAGACTCAGCATCACCATTCTCGTCTGCATAGCGGATAGGAGTGTTGCTATAAACCTGTTTGTTGTTCTTGAAATCACAGTTGATGAGGGAGATTAGACATTCTTTTATCTGTTGAACGGAGAGTATGTATGGCAACATGTAACTATATCGTTCTGCATATTCCGCACCATTCTCGCCTTCATCTTCTTCGTCAGTAAGATAAAGTGCATCGCCTCCAGCTACACGGATTACGTCTTCTACATAATATAGATTAGCAGGATGCGGTTGGCAATCTACACAACCAAACTTCTCCCAGCATACAAGTTTACCGAGATATTCGTAGTTTTTATTCTCAATCGCATCATTGCGAAGCAGCTCTAACGCATCTTTGTTTGCTCGTAACTTTTCATAAGGAGGATATATTTCTATGCGGATGCCATTTTCATCATTTGTTGCATCCTCAGAATCCTTACGAACCGCAATAACTTGATTGGTTTCGCTTACGGCATAATACACACAATCTCCAGCATATTCGAGATTCTTGATACTATATTTGTCCAGAATCTCTTGTAACTGTTGTTCTGCTGTTTTTATTGTTTTCTTCATTTTCTCTACTTTTAAGTTTAACACCACGCAAGCACTTTGGGGGTCATCCAATAAAAAGTGTATTGTGGATATTCCTGTTTAAGAATCGCCAAGACACGGCCTCTTTGTGGGTGCTTTGACAATTTAACGTGATCGTCAGAAACCACAAAATCTCGTTTGCTGACCATTCCATATATAGGCAATGTAGCTTTAATAAACGAGCTAATTGTTCCGATGGCGTTTTGTCTTCTTTTCACTCAATTTTCCTGTTTTGTATAGTTGATGTTTTCTTTGTCTATATTTTCTTTTAGCTTCTGCCCAATAAGCAGCAGAGCGTTTCTTTTGTGCCGCACGTTGTTGTGGGTTCAAAATCGACTGTACAAGACTCTTGCTAACATTGAACATTTCTGCCAGCTTACGTTGGCTATATCCTTTATCAGCAAGAATCTTTACAGCCTCTCTCTGCTCATTGGAAAGCTTCCTACGCTGGTCTAACTTTGTACCAGCAATAGGAATACTTTCTGATTTATATGGCATTAATATGAGCTTTCTACTATTTTAATAAGATTCTCCTCATCGAGTTTCCACTCGTTAGGAAGTATGAAAAAGGCAATCTTATCGTCCATTGCAAACGCCTTGTCTTCCATTTCGTCTCCAGCATACATGTGAGATAAAATTTCGTCCTCCAGCGTTGTATCTGCAATCGTGACATCTAACTCATCTTCCTTGCCAGCGAAGATAGTTATGTCCGCTGCACGATATGATTGACCATTCCATTCAATTTCGTAAGTATTCATGGATTATACGTTGATTTTCTTTGTCAACTCACCAGTGTAACCCAGTTGACGAAGGTATTCAATAGCGGACTCTTCAGTAAATGGCGAACAGTTACCATTTTCGCTCGGCGATGAAAAATCGCCTCGCTGCAATGGGCTAAATGCGGAGACTGCCCTCACAACGTAGCTGTTGTACTTGTTGTAGCTGATGAAGCCACCATTACCGAAGTTGACGTACCATGCGCCCCAACTGTTGCTCTCGGAACTACTCCAGCCCCAATCATCTTCATCGAACTGGTCGGCATCAAGCATTTCCAGCACTTCGTTCAATTCATCACGATAAGCGATAATCGTTCCAAGCTCATACAAACTTGGAAGATACCACTGGAGGTTGCCTTTCTTGTACTGCCAGCAACGCATAGCGGCAGTCATATCTTCACCATCTTCCTCGTTCTGCTTCACGATATTACGAGTAAGCTCCAGACCGCTCAATGTCTGCAAGGCTTCTGCTTCACCGCACTCCTTATTGAAGACTTTGCGGTTTCCATCGCTGCACCAGATTTCATTCCACTGGTCAAGAGAAATAACCATACCGATTGTCTCGGTCTGGAGAACTACACCGATTACATCGGACTTTGATACACGCTGTGCCTTAAAATCTGAGATTGAAAGGACACCATTGATTGTTTTAATCGAAATTGAATGTTTCATAACTTATAATTATTTATTTGTTATAGAAAGTTCTTGCATAAGAACTTGATTTGTTGCTACTTTGTCATTTTTATTCATCTTTAGCCATACTTCGGTTTCATCACCCCAAGGATAACCATCATCCTCTATGCTATCCACATAGAACCAATCAGACGATTCTCCAGCAGGGTCACTCCACCAAACCTTTGCGCCTGGCTTAATGAAACTGTGATAATATTCTTCTTTCTTCTTCTGGAGTTGGCGAGAAATGTCGGTTTCAGCTAACTCCCAAAGACGAGCTTCGATTTCCTCATACTCGCCAGGGTTTTCTTCATCTGGTTTGCGAAGCCACACAGTTGTGTCTGGATTATAATCTTCTGGAGCGTCCCCAATTCGGACAACTTCATAAAAATCAGCATCCCACCATTCATCCAGCCACCAGAAAGCCTTACAGCCAACTTTTAGCCAAGACCAATAGTAAGAGTAATCCTCTTCATCCAACTCATTAAGCCATGTATCTGGACATTGCCAGGCAAGTTCGCTAAACATAACATTGCACAACTTCTCGTTATAACCACACTCCAGAAGAAGGGAAACGTGAGTCCAATAACGGTCGGTGGTTGTAGAATCGTCAAAACATGCTTCTTCGGCATAACAAGGCGCATCCCAGTCTTTCTCGTATGCTTCAGAATCTTTGAAGAATGTGCCGTACAAATCACCGATATTAGCATATTCTGGAGTGATAACGTATTGTCCGTTCGCTGTATAAACAGAACCTATTTTAACTTTTTGCATGATGTTCTTTCCTTTCAATCCAACTATGAACCCATGAAATGTCTGTAATTCTCTTCAATGGAACCATAGCATCTTCATTTTCGTAAACGTTGATATACATATTGCCACAAGCAGGACTGCCATCTTTATCCTTGTCAGCGGTTAATTCAAAGTTCAAATCTGGGAAATGTTCGTTTCCATTTGAACCAAACCACCAGTCCCAGATGTCATCATAATGAGTCAAATCTATCTGGTCGAGATAGATACGCTCATTAAATACCTCACCAGAATACTTAAACTGTATGGCAATGAAGTCACGCTGTTTAACTTCTTTCTCATGTATCTCAAAATTATCCCACTTGCCATTTGTCGCTGTTATTTCAACCTTCCAGTCTTCTTCATTAACGCTAACTTCCATTGAATGAGAAAGATATTCGTAAGGTGTACCGTATGACTCTGACAATTCAACATTACGAGCTTTCTGCATACATAAAGTAGCCTCTCGCAAGTCAAAGAAAACTCCAAGAATTTCAAAATTGAAATCTTCCCAAGAAGTGTTTCCCCATTCTTGGGTAACTACATAAACCTTATCTTTCATATCCTAAATTTTTCAGCCCATTCGTAAATCACACTTTCGTAATCCTCACCGCCATTCTCCATGTAAGTTTCCCAGCCATTTTCTAAGCAAAGTACATTTTTCACCTCCCAAGAAGTAAATGCTTTAGCATAGTCAATAACCCTTTCTGCATGTACTGAAAGGCTTTCGTCTTGGTTAATCTGACCGATAGCAAATGCCATATTTACCAGATTTATACCGTTGTGAGTATATTGCTTTTTGTTTGCCATATTGCATTATTTGTAAGTACCACAAACAATCCAGACGTTGTAGCCTTCTTGCGCCCAGATATTAATGTTATGCAGAGTTTCATCTGGCTTCAAACCAGTATCGCCTTTCAAGTCCTCCAGGAACCACGAAATATTGAACTCTGGAAGATCGTCTTTCATTTCATTAACCTTCTCCTGTTGTACAAATTCCTGCATAGCAATGTATGATGGGAACGTGTAAAAACGATTGCTCACATATTTAGATTTATCTCCACGATTCCACACAAAAGCTGCAAACTTATCGTAAGAAACAGGAACGGAAACGACCGTCCAGTACTCTTCCAAATATTGTGAGCTGGAATGATAAACAGCCACAACTTCCATATCTCTGCCATAGTCAACAGCACGATTAGCAGCCTCAATGTCTTCAGCACGATAGAAATGCACAGTGTCTTGCGGTATAGCTTTAGTAGAAAAAGCCTTGTCAATAGCTTCATCATCACAGCAACACTCGCCAATATACTTAACACTCATTCCACCATCGCCAGTACGATCATGGTAAAGAACGAAATACTCCTTATTGGGAGCATCAAGCTCATTGCAGAACTTCTCATACGCTGCCTTTCTATTAACATCAACGATAGCAAACTGCTCCAACCACTTGATTTTACGCTCCAACTTAGAGTCTTGCGGAAGCTCGAACAAGATTCCGTACTTCAATGCGATGTCAAACGGATAGTCTGTACCATCACGTCCATCACCGCAATATTCCGTAATCTCTTTCTGCATCCAATCTGTGCTTTGAACCTGGAATAACGTAGGGTAAGACATTCCATACAAGTTATTCGTTGAGATAGCGTAGCCATCGTAGAATCGCATTGTTATTGTATGCGATTCCTTATTGTTAAAGATTTGCTCATTGCAAACCGTTATTTCTTCTATATATTCTACCATGATTTTGAGTTTACATTATTAGCAAAATTTGAGTTGTTTGGCAATATTTGCCATTTCCTTATAAGCGATTGCATGACATCCAGCAATCATAATATCGTTCTGATAACGTTCGATGCGCCATTGCTGTCGCTTGGTTGCGTGAACAATCTCATTGCTTCTACAGAACTCCGTATTCTCATTGTGCCAACGGTTAATTATAAGCCATAAACGCTTACATTCTTTAAGCGGTATGGTAATGCCTTTGGAAGTAACCACGTTCTCGCCATTGTCAGCAACTCTCAATAACACATTGCCGCCATAGAACACCGTCATAGACTTATTCCAGAGCGAAGTGTTGCCAATCAAGCCTTCGTGCCACAACTGACGTATACCCTCATCGCCCTGTGCTTTGAGGTGTTCTATGTATTCACGTTTTGCTGCTTGTTCTTTCTCCCATGCCAGACGAGCCTTTTCTGTCAATTCTACACGATGCTCATAATTATAATCTTGCTGACGCAATGTTTCGAGCATTTCAGCACGTTTTGCATGGATGAAAGCTTTTTGCTCTTCCACAGACATCACACTAAATGCCTGGTATTCATCGTCAGAAAGTTCTTTCTCTTCGTTCCAGCGATTAAATGAATACTCGATACCATTGTAATTGAATGATGAGAACGTGTGCTGGTATTTATAACCCCAATCACTTTGCCAACCTCGTAAACCAATGAAAATCTCCAGACGTTCTTTGGCTTCTTCTACACGCTTATTTCTCAATCTTCGCTCTTCGTAAAGAAAAGCGTTAGCCAAGTTTTTCTTTCTTTTTTCAAACAAGAAAGAAACCAAATCACCCTTTTTACGATGCTGGAGGATTTGTTTACCAGTAAATCCCTTACCATCGCAATAGCGATCAAGCGAATGGGATATGAGTGTGTTATTCTTCGGCCAACGTGCGCCATTTTTTTTTGCCATAACAATATGGATAAGGGTCATACCACTTTCCCATATTTCTATTGGTTTCAAAGCCACACTTATGGTTGTACTTTGCTGTGATGTCAGACATTCTGATTCCTATAGTTCGATTATAATAAGCATCGTATGTTCCACCGCCACAAGCTATGTCCACAAGAGCTTTCAAATCTTTCTCTCCAGCTATCAAAGCCTTAATCACCTTTCTGAACGAAGTCGGATTTGCTATATGGAAAAACATCTTCAAGTTTTCGTTCTTGATACGAAGCACCTTTGAGAATGACGTAAGTGGAAAATATTCCATAAAACTCTTAGCTTTATAAAAATATTCCAATGAAAACTCTTTCTCGATTTTTAGAGCTTTGGAATCCTTGAACTCCAATAAAGAATCATATATAGACTGGAGGTTTTTCATTACGAAATTCTTTGCTATTGTTTCAGTAATATCACCGTTCCAGTTAGTGATTCCATCCCAACCATACATGAAATCTCCACATGATGCAGAAAACTTAACCGCATATTTGGGAATTGCACCGAAAGCATAGTTTTGATGTTTACAAGTAGAATTTGAATAACTACCAGTATTCAGAAAATAGACAGGCGTATTGTTCTTAGTGTATACAATCTCACCTATAACGGTAGAATACGACTTAATTTTACTACCATTGAAACTGTAATATCTGTCACCTTGGCGTGATTTTAGTTGATGCGCCCAGTTATGACCGATGTCAGAATGATTATATCCCATGTTGTTTACTGTTTTGAGGGTTGTTTTGTTTATTTATGAATAGGAAATGAATGAAAAGAAGGGGTGAAAAGCTGACCGTATTTTAACATTCATTAAAAGAAAAGACCGCACAAGTAATAAAACTCGTACGGTCTTTCTAAAAGCGTAATGTGGTTAATGTACAAATGGAATTGACACATCTGAAACATCTGGAGTGTCATTCATGTAGTCAATAATATATCCAATGTGTTCAGCGAAAATATCATCAGCACATAAATAGTCGATTTCATATCCAGACTCTTTTCCAGTGGCTTCAAACACCAAATCGCCATAGGTGTCAAAAGAAATGCCGTGAATACAAACATCCAACGGCTCTGGCTCACTTGTATCTGGATTGGCTGCTACAATTGGGCAGTCATCTTCATCTTCCCAGCTATAACTACCGCCATGCGCTTTTACAGCAGCTTTCAATTCATCAATAACATGTTGTTTAACATGCTTGAACAGATAATAGAAATCAGTATGTTTCATTGTTTTCTTCGTTTAATTCATCGTCACCAGCGAAATCATCTATAGTCATGTTTAAGTTGATTTTCAATTTGCGGTTTGCCATCCATTGTATATTATCAATGCTATATCCACACCAACATATTAAAAACTCCTCTACATCGCCATGATAGTTTCGCATTATAAAATCTTCGTCAACATTAATCATGTCAACAGACGTATTGACGAAATTCAATACTACAATCTTCATGTTTCGTGCTTTAGATTTCGCCATCCCAGAGTTCGTTAGCAATTCTAAATGCAAGTTCCTCGTAGCACACCCAGCATATAAACGTATAATGCGGCATCTTTGTCTCGTTCTTGATAGGACTGCCAAGCTCGTCTTCAAATTCTTCTACAAAATCTTCCATGCTATCAATATGATTGATATAGAAGTCTTTGCAATCTGAATGATAGATGAACATGCCAATCATACCAGATGCACAACCGCCACACTGCAAATCTTGAAAGAATCCTGCTGGATTTGCGTAATTAAAGCAATGTCCAGCCATATCTTCCAGCAATTCATTGGCAAAGTCGTACTCTTTAGTGTAGTCCTTGCCAACTTCCTGGAACATTCTCGTCAAGAAGCCTTCTGTGTCTGGAAGATCATCTAAGTTTTTTACCTTGGCTTCATAGCCGAACAATGCCTCATAAATCCCGTTCTCATCAGACATTTCCAACAAGAAATCGTATATGGACACGCCTTCGTCAAGGTATTCAGCCTCATTGTAGCCAAGCTGGTGGAACAAGTCTGCTTGCCACTCTTTATCCGTGTAATGTTCCTCTACCAGTTGATGAAACCAGTCAAGAACGTATTCTTTGAAAGTCATAGTCGTTTATTTTTTATTGTTTACCAGTAGACATTCTGCGAAGCACTTCAGCCTTGTAAACCAGCGCATCGTCAGCGTTTCCACGATATAAACTGGTTAAATATCTATCCAATAGTTCTATATTATTGGATGTTTTAGCTTTATATTGTGCAGTTGCTTTGTACCGCACTTCTTTTTCCTCTTGGTCGGAAAGCACTCTTACAGGAATATTGCCACGCATGGCAATTAATTTCCCATTTACCTCAATTATTATTTCGCTCATAATCACTCGTCTTCGTTATTGTTAAACATTAAATCGTCATGCAAATTGTTTGGGCAGCGGTCATCGAACCAATGCCACACATCAAACTTTGACGTGCCTTTCTCGAAACAAAGGAAGTCCTCCTCTATTTCATCGTCATTATTTACAGGAACGTTGCCAAACTGCTCCCACAATTCTGGAAGCGTTGCTAAATTAACGTGGTCTTCACAGTCATTGCACCAGCAATCCTGACTATCCAATGGGTTATTCACGGATGATTCATATTCATGGGTGTTAGCATCAACCCAAGCCTGTATTTGTACGTCTGAACTACCACATTCAGAGCAATACAATGTATTCAAATTAGCCATAGTTATTTTGAAATTTTAAGCACACTGACATTCATGCCTCTTATAGAGTCGTTTACAATATACCCTTTATTCTTAAAGGCGTTTTCAACATTATAAATAGCACTACTATCAGCCTTGTGCAGCGTTTCATCGCCATGCCATGCACCATCTTTCCAACTACCTTTGGCGCATCCAGCATGATAATATTCAATGCAAACCTCGTTTTGGGTTTTCAGTTTATCGAGGATGAACTGTGCAAGTTCATCCTCGGCACTCTTCCGTGAGTTTACTTCTGGAATTTCAGTTGTCAACATTGTTTTGGTTTTTAAGATGATATTATTGCTCGCTGTCAGTTATGACATTATTAATAGTGATAAAAGCATTTTCCATAGCGTCAATAGCTGTTTGTAGATTGTCAAGCACTTCACAATTGACTTCTCTACAAGCAGCCTTCTGTTCTAACGCTTTTAGTTGATGCCACAAATCAATTATGTCCTCTCGTGTCTGTTTCATTTTGGATATACTCTAAGTTTTACACAATCCACAGCCAATCCGAAAGCTGGATGTGGGTCGAAATATGGCGAACCAACACTTTCCATATCCCAGTCAATCGTGAATCCATCGGGCATTGCCTTATGAAGATCGGCAACAAATTCATCAATATTCTTGATGTCCTCATCATTCAATTCCAAGTAACGATTTTGCTCATTAATTGCGTGAGATTCTGGAACGTCATAATAGTCAAGCAAATTATTAGGGTCGAGTATCAGCTGGCAAATACGAGGTATGGCATAAACAGGAATGTCATAGCTATTCCATATTTCATCCTCGTCATAAGCAAACTCGTCAATAATCACAGAATCATTTTCATAATCCTCCCAATCTTCCTCGCCATCAATGCCTTCAGCTGGAACTTCTGTGATTTCTTCTATCTCACACATAAAGAACGCTTCTTTCAAATCATCAGCAGCTTCATCGCCCAGGCAATGAATGATAAGCTCGTGCTTTGTAAAGCGACTTTTTATTGAGAAATAGTGGGTATCAGAAAAGTCATTAAGCTCGACATCGCTAACATTCTCAATGTCTTCACACTCATCTTCTTCAACCTCTTCAGAATCGCAATAGCTACCCTCGACTTCATCTATATCATCGCTATCTTCAGCTCTGACATACTTAACACGACCGCAAGTGGCTGTTAATTTGAAGAATTTAGGAAAGCATTCAGCCCATTCATATATCTTGTCTGATTCAAACCAAAATATATCATTAAGTTCAGTGTCAGTCACGCCATCTGGATATAAATCCTCCAACACTCCCTCCACTTGGTCAAACTGCTCGTCAGTAAGCTGTTCGGCAGTGTCTTTTGCACCACTCCAAAATCCGAAGTCTTTAAGACTTATGTCTGATATAATTTTCATATTAGTCTATTCTTTTTTCAAGCCAAGCAATGTACTCTTCCAATTGACGCTCATTCAATAAATCAGTCAGAAAAGTTACATGCTCTTTTAATTTGTCAAAATCACTTTTCTCCATTTTCTGTAGATTTGCGTAGAATGAACAAGCTGCTGTCATCACCCCACCATTGGATGTGATGATTTACTTTGAAAGGCATACCATAACGGTCTGCCCTTTCATAATCTTCTGGATCGCCATCCATCACATCTGGAACATCGTTATAATCAAGAGCATAATTCTTGATGTGCCGCAAATTAAATACAGACATATCCTCACAGCTGTCACTGATAAGAAGCATATCCGCATCGTTCATTTTCTTGCAGATGTCCTCAAACTGCTTCAACAGTTCACGCTGGTCATCATCAAGCATGATAAGCTTGTTTACTCCATCACGCTCATACTCGGTTCCGTCTTGTTCTATAATCTTATAGGTATTGTATGACAGAGCCTCTTCCTTAGTGTCGTAAATCTTACAGTCTTTCGGAAACTCGTCTGTGTGAAAGCGGTTGTCAGAATAGTCAAAGTAGAACTTTTCCAGCTCCAATTTATACCGCACTGGAGCATGACATGACTTGTCGAACACCCAGTATTCTGGATAAAATGAGCGTTTTACACTACGAATGACATCACGAATAACATCGCCATCATTCTTGCGAGTAAACAGCGTCTTGTACGATGTCTCAGCAGAAATACCATTCTCATACTTCTCTACACTATCGAACGCCATGTCGTAGTCATCCAGCACTCCAGTAGTACCATCTGGTTTCTGGAATGTTGTCTGAGCTGTGTAGAGCAAGAAGTCTTCATCTTTGTTATCGCACTTGAACTCAGTACGCAACCACTTTACTTCCTGCAACTTGCGGTCAACCATAACAAAGCCGCTATTCTTTGTAAACACTCTAAGTGCATCGTTTCTTTCCATTTTCTTTATATTTTAAGTTATTGTTAATCGAAAAATATCGACTCCCATTCGGTATAATAGCAATCGCTATAATCCTCATTGACATGGCTTAAATCTTCCTCCATTTGCGCTTTATCTCCATTGTAAAGTGCCAAGCAACATTCGTCATCGCAAGCATATTCACCACCCAGATAATATCCATCGGACATAGGCAAGCCACAATTATCACAGACACGAATATCATCGTATGATGCTCCTTCATTAACCTCATTGATGATGTCGTTGATAGTAGACTCCCACTGGTGACAGAATTGCTGAAGAATAGTCTGATTTACTTCCTCACCTCGTGGCTTGAATGGGTTATGCTTTAAGTTCTTGGTTTCCATTACAGCCATCTGGAGAGAATACAGCAAATCATGCCCTTCAGTCTTATGCCAGAATCGGAAGTCTTGCTTGAAGAAAAGGTGATAAATTCCCCACCACCTCTTCTTTCCAACACACTTTAACTGCTTCTCGATTTGTAGCATGACTTCCAGCATTGTCTGACGTGGAATTTGAATAGGTAAATACTGATACAGATTTGCACCACCTCGTGATGAAGAAAGGATGTGAATTGCATCATTTTCGGTAACAAAGACGGCATCAATGTTGCAATCAAAGAAATCGCACCACACACTTTCTTCGAGCTGGATGTGTGGTAAGTCAGAGCTATCGTCCAGCAATTCTTTTACTTGTAACGCTTCTGCAAAAACTTGTGATGCGAGTTCATCAAAATTGCCATCCTCATCGTTTACACACGCCTTACATTCGGCAATTCGTATGTATATTGGTTCTAATTCTTTCATGTTTTAATCTGGTTTACAATAATATTGGAAATTGATAGTTGTTTCATCTTCAAGCCAATGCACACTTATAAATGAAGAATCAGCATTGTCTTTCTCGATAGTGAAATATTCGATAATACTGTCGATTAACTCTTTCGCTGGATGTACGCATTTGGGCAGCTCAACAATCAAACGGTTGACCACATAATGCAGTCGTATTTCCGTTTCTTCATTAATAAAGCCTACAAATGTTGAAGTTCTGGGGCTGTAAGCACAGTTCCCGTTAAACTCACTGAAAAAGCAATCTACCCAATAATCAATGCAAATATCCTTGTCATTGAAAAGAGCTGGAAGCAAATGTTCATAAGCGTAATCTGTCGTTTCCATCTGTGGAAATATTTTATGATTTTACCGTTTATAAATGATATTGGACGTAATCAGCGAAATTCTCAGCATTGTCTTCCATATCATTTTCTTCGCACCAAATGTCGTAAGATTCTGATATATCGTACACTTCATTCTCGTTGATATGGAATGAGTTTTCGTAGTCTGACAAGTACATACTGCCAACGACAATCTCAGAACGAAGCTGTTGCAACTGCTCATTGGTAAGGTCAGAGAGACTAATATCTTCCTCTTTGCGCCATTCTTCCAGCTCATCTTCCTCGTAGACTTCAAGAAGTCGGTCGTGCAAGGGACAATAGGTTCCCATTACCAGCTTTTTCCAGTACACTTCATTGTAAACGTCCTTTTGCATTATGAGGTGGTCGCAATACAGGTCAGCCTCCTTTTCAACACATGCTACATAAGTGTCATCACATGGGTAATTGTCCCATATTTCCTGGAGCATATCTTTGGCTTTTTCTTCCGCTTTCAAGAAGCCCTCAACTATCACAGGGTCTTTCGCTCTGCTTCCAGATTCTACTTTATATAGTCTAAATTTTCTCATTGTTGTTACGTTTTTTGGATTGTTATTGCGTTTTCTCTTTCGCTTCTTCGTAATAGCACGATACCTTATAACCGTTCTTCACGAGGATGTTAAGAAGTGTCTGTGCGCTCTTGTAATAAAGATTCAACTCAATATTTACAATTTCGTCAGAGAATAACCATTTGTCATTCTTGACGATGTTTTCACAATGCTTCTTGTCAGCAAAGAAGTTATACAAAACGTATCTCTCTTCGCCATTTTGCTCGTATTCACAAATGAAGATAGCGAGGGCATTTCCTGCGTAGATGTTTACATCATAGACCTTTTCTCTCTGCTTGATGGTTATCTTGCCCATCTTGTCAGACCATTTCCATTGTAATGCCATATTCTTTTGTGTTAAATCGTTTTGTTGCTCTTCCGTAATTTTCTACTTATTAGTTTCAATTCTTCGTCTTGTTCTTTACGAAGTTGTGGCAAATAATTATCGAAATAAGCGAAATCCTCTTTGTTGCGTATTTCGTTCCAATTTATGCCCATGTTATAGAAAATTATTCTGCTTATTGCCTCTTGAACACTCTTAACAATCGTCCACCCAACAGAATCTGCAACATAAATTTTGTTGTGATATGTTACAAACATGTCGCTGTTGCAGATACCCTCAAAGTGTTCTGTTGGATATATTGTAACCAAGTCGGTTTCTACGGCTGCGCCTGTTTTATATCCACTGTTCCAGCATGTTACATTACAAGCGTGCCATGTTCTATCTGCAATACATTCCTCTTCTTCAACTGGAATTTTAGACTTAACTTCTCCGTTGGCTATGTTACGGCACAGCAAATCGTATTTCCGTTCAAGAATCAATCCTCTATCATTTCCCAATTTTTTAATATTGGAGCATTGCATTTGGAACACTTTTACCGTATTGTTTGTTATTAATGTCATGCTACTTTCTTGTTAATTTGTTCCACCATATCGTTCAAAATCTCATCATTCAGATTAGAAAATCCAATCTGCACATAAGCACCGACTACAGACTTGCAGATTTTGGCTCTTTCAATGTAATCAAAACCAAACATGTCCTTTGCAACACGATACATATAATCTCCGTCAGTGAATGTAATGCCGTAGATAGAAGCGATATTCTTCACCAATGTTTCAAGGTTATTCTTGCGAGTTTCACGCTTTTCTTCCAGGTATGTGTCAATATCGTTCTTTGCATATTCAAGTAAGTGGTCTTTATCATAGAAGCCCCAGCAACCACATAAATGAACATTTGAAGCCTCTTCGCCTTCCTCGTCTTCAATCATGTAGCCATAGACTTCACCGCTAACATACTTATTATATGTTTCCATTTCACCTTCCATCATGGCATACGCCCACTTCTTCCAGTCGTTCTTCTGTTCATCTGTCAGCTTGCGTTGCGGCATTTCCTTTTCAGCTGTTTTCTTTTCAACAAAGGCAAATCCAATAGAAGAGCAGTCCCACTGAGCGTCTGGATGACCCCATTTAGAACCGAGCCACAGCGATATTCCAGAATGTTCATACATTGAAATAGGCAAAGCTACAACCTCACCAGTGTTTTCAAGGAGTAACATTTTCTCGCACATGTCCAATTGATCAGCCATATCTGAAGCGATGCTATCATCACTATCGCTTGTGTCAGCGTCTATATAGCGAGTATATTCTTTACCGCATATAGTTTCTTTATACTCGTAATATTGGTCGCAATAATCATTTTCCTCGCCAGGAACAAGATGAGCATCACGAGTTTTCACGAAATGATCTATTATTGCTTTGGCTGGAACATAATCATTGAACAGGCTGTCAATGCGTCCTTCAATATCTTGTTCATCACCAAGGTTATATCTACGATGCTCGCAAACAAAAGTTGCGACATTATCCCAAGTTCTTGGGTCTTCTGGAGTGTCATCGTAGTATACGTTTATCGTACAGCCACGATATTCTTCTTTTTCACAAAGTTCCATATTGTTTTATGTTTTGAGGGTTGTTTGTTAAATTGCAGACAAAACTGCTTTAGGAATAGTTATATCAATACCACACTCAAATGCCTTGCGCTTCAAATCGCTACAAGCCAAGTTGCATGATATGGGAAAATGTGATGTATGTGGGCCATTGGGTATTTTATAGCCGCAATGACATACATAACCATGATTTCCTTCACGGTATAGGAAACCACACTTGCGTCTTAAATCTCTGAGCAATGCGATTTGCTTTGTCTTGGAAATTTTCATATTTCGGTTGTTTTGTTCAATTATGAATAGGCATATTGTGGAGTCCAAAGTTGACCACCTTTACGACTTTAACATTCATTAAAGAAAAGAGCCGTAGCTAAATCAATAGCCACGGCTCCACCCAAAACATAAAAGAACTTGTGAAATATCATTGATTATGTGTGTATCTGCCAACCGTATGAAGGGTCGAGTTGCACACTTCCATTCTGCTTATAGCCGCTTTCTGGAAAGCCGTGAAAAATCACGCCACCATTAAGCATAACAGAGCCGTCAGCACGAAGCACTGCAAAATTGAAGCAATGCTCATCCCAGTCACGAGTCAGTCGCACCTTGTCAGCATTGTTCCACGTTAAGTACGAAAGCAATCGCATCATGCAGTTGCTAAAAGTCTGATCACGGTGTTCACGAGAAAGCTCCATAGCTTCCTTGAACCTTTCCTTACACATTATTTCAAACATGTCGTATGAGTTTTTAGAATTTACTTGTATTGTTCTTTGCATCCAGTTTGGCTTGCATCAACTGGCAATGGTTAGACCACCACAGGCGATAGAGTGGGGTTTGTATGTTTAGATAACGCTTCAGCACTTTGCGGTCAAAGCGTAGCATCAAATCACGGATTATGAAACGGATGATAACGAACATAATATGTCCGATGATATGCAATGTTCTTTTCATAGTTACTCCTCCTGTTTTTAATCTGGACAACATTCGCCACGAGGAGCGAGAACATAGTCGCAATAGTCACACCATGCGTCACCTTCTCCTACGGTGTCGTAGAAGTTTTCCTCGTTTTCGCACTCTTCGATAAGCTCCATATAACGAGCTACAGACGGATGCTTGGCAATTTTGTGATATGCCTTTACACCTTTGCTGTCAAGTATTCCACACGCCACGCACTCGTCCAGAAGTTTCTCGCATGTAGCTATCTGGATGGGATTGGTGTCAGACATAACACCATACTCCACGTTTTTCTTAGCTGGCGTGAAATCAATAGGGCGCAAAAGTCCGTCATAAGTAATTTCCTGGACGGCTTTATGCTTGTTCTCGTTAGGATTGCAGCCAACAAGAGCCAATGTCAGTAATACAGCAGATGTGTAGCGGATTATTTGCTTACCCTTGCAAGTCAAGATAAGTTCGTAAACTCGATTTAGATGTACCTTTTTCATTTTCTTTAATGTTTTGATTATTCGTGGTGCTTCGGGAATCGAACCCGACAATGTACCATAAGCACCTCCAACGTGTCAGTACACACATATCTGTGTACGTCCAGTGACACGGAATACACGATTTTTCATCGTCAGCTCCACAACCTTTTGCTCGGTTTCCGCTTCCGTTGCAAAGTTCATCACGCACGGCTGGCGGTACTCTGGGGCATGGATGCGCTTCCAGTTCTTGCAAAATTCGTCCTTGTTGAATGAACTGTTACAATACTCGTCATGGATAGACCAAAATTCGTCCTCATTTTTAGGCGTGTAGCCAGTTCTTGCGGTAAATTCCTGTTGTGTCATAATTTGTTCCTCCAGTTTTTAGATGTGTACAGTTATCGTTGCAAATTTTATCTCGCTTCTACGTTCCGTCATTTCCATACGGATGCCACGGAAATTCACATACTTACCAATCTCAGCATGGCTATTACCTTTGCCTCCACGCTTAGGCGATGGATTTGTTTGTCCGTCCTTGAAAAGACGGTTTACACGCTTTGCCTCACGCAATTCTTCTTCAGACTTGCGTATTCTCCTATGTTCCACCTTATCGGCAATTATGGCACGTTTACGATTAAGCGCACCAATGTGATGCTTTGAACGCACCCATACTTCACCATTAGCTTCTACGATTACACAATCACCAAAGTTTGCTACCATTTTGCGCCTTTGGTATGGCGTGTCAGGCATAGCAAATCCACTCTTAGCATAGATATAACCCTTGCCGTACTTTTCGTATACAGCTTGCGCCTTACACAAGTCCATTCCCAGCAGATAGGCAAAGTTTACAAGCCATTCTGCGCCCATATCGCTACTGTTATTCACGCTTACAGGCAGTAAGTCGGCTAATCTTGGCATAATTTAGATATAGAGTGATTTATATTGGTTAATCAATTTCTCGTCATTCCCAGCCCAGCAGCTACGCTTTGCTCTGCCTTGAATATCTGCAATACAATAGTCAACGGCTTCATTCCACGTCATACCACCATTCCAGTGTGTTACATCTGCTACATAGTGAGCCATATAAGCCAATTCACGCTCATCTGCATCTTTCAACTTTGCGATACGATGACTGAAAGAAATCCAATCCTCACACGCCACCATTTTGGAGATATTTACACAAGTTTTGCGCACCTCTGACTCTGAGCCAAAGATGAACGCCAAGACGATAATTATAATTTCCACTTTGATTTATGTTTTGATTAGAAGTGCTGGCGGTGTCGAACCGCATACACGCTTTTAACGCATACCCACCTTGTACAGCACCAACGAAAAAAAGTGCTATGTTGTACGTTTTCACGCACTACATAGCACCGAATATCTTGTCAAAAGCCACGCTTTATGCAGCAAACTGCATTGCATCCTTGATAGCGTTATACGCTTCATTGATAGCCTTAAATTTCTTCTCATCGCCGCCCTTATCGGGGTGTGTTGCCTTTGCAACCTCACGATATGCCGCCTTAATCTCCTCCTCAGTCGCATTTTCAGACACACCAAGGGTAGCGTAATAACTCTTCATTTTCTTGGCAGCGGCTTCCTTTGCCGCTTTTTTACGCTCGTTCTCAGCCTTTTTCTCCTCAGCTTCGGTAGAGTTGGCAGCATCAGCCAACGCCTTATCCAAATTCTTCACATAGTCCATCTGCTCAATGGTGGCAGTAGTCCACGCATTGAGAGCTGATACCACACTTTCGTCAGACCAGTCTAAGCCCTGTTCAACAACAAGTTTGTAAAGCGGCATACCCTTTGTGATACGGATAACGTCACGGAGTTTGCCTGTGTCTTTCTCGCTTTCACGAACCGACAGCATAGAGTCGGTCAGTATGTTGCCGTTCTTGTCTGTTACCATAATGACGTGGCAAGACAAGGCAGGGGTAATCTTGTTGGCTACACGCTTCTTGCTTTCCTGTGCTGCATCGGTGGAGTTCAACTTGTTAGCCTCACGCATAGATACAAGCACAGCCTTTGCCAACGCACGAACCACCGAAAACTTGTCGGTATTACGCACCTTGGCAGTGATGTTGTACATAGTGCCTTTGTCGTTGGCAAGCACGAGAGAGCGAGCCATCAACTTAGTTGCCACATTTACGTTACCATTCACGAGTTCAAACGAAGTTTTTACAAAATTTTCCATAATTTACGCTTTTTGGAAGTTAATATTAAGTTTGTTAAATCGTAGTGGGTTACATATTCGCTATGTACATAACGCCTCCCACCGTGGGAAAATTCCACAGTGTACACGCTTTAGGGATTGCAGAAAACACTTGCTTCGCATTTAGATACAATCCACCCACTGAATTTACAAACTTGTTGTAAAACTTGGTTTCAGTGCTTTTGTTTGTAGTTTCGGACATACTTACTACACTACCAATTAATAACTAATTAATAGATAGCTACTTTGTTAGCGTTCGCAAAATTCGCTAACTTTCGCTTTTTGTGTTTTGTCGCTTTATCCGTTTTACGTTGCTACAAACGTACCTTTGTACGCCTTATTTAGGCACACGGAAAACATACTTTAATAACTAAAATATGTTAGTATGTCGTATGTATCTAAATATCATTATTTCACCACTTGTTATTAATTTCTTACATTTTACTACATTTAGCCTATTTAGAAAAACCGCTTTTGACGGCTGCAAAATTACTAACTTTGTACGCTTTTACTTGTTACCTATATACTTACAAGACGAACACAAAACGCCTTTTTTCGCTTTTTATAGCTTACTTTCATTACATTCAAAGTGTTCTATTTTGTTAGGGTATCACTCATAAAATGTTACGCTTTTCAATAACCAACTTATAAGGCACATTTCACCCTATAAGCCTAATTTGTGGCTATTTTATACGCTTCACCCACACGGATAAAAACACTACTTCAATAAGTCAAAGAACGCACCGAAAAAGCCCTTTTAAGTCTTTCGATATTTACCACTTTTACAAATGTGGTTAGGGTTTTCGTGTGGCTTTTAGGTAATTACCACTACCTTTGCAATAAGTTATTTGTGGTTTATCATTGGGCGTTATGTATAGGATAACTTAAAACCACTTAAAAGAGTAACCTTTTGTTTTGTTTGTCATTCTTTTTGTTTGACGTTGCAAAGGTATGAACTTTATTTGTAACTACCAAATAAAACCACAAGAATTTTTTGAAAAACACGAAATAATTTGTAAGAGCTTGAAAATCAAGGATTTAGAAAAGTAGAAATAATAAAACTTTTATAAATCTTTGATTTTCAATAAGTTAGGGAATATATAAGGTTATTTATTGCACAAAATACCCTTATTTGTGCAATGTTTTAAGACTATAAACAAGAAATTGCACAAAATAGGATAAAATGTGCAATCTATATTTTTCTTGATAATGGAACGCATACGCACACGATACGCACAGGCGCACAGGTACGCACATACGAGCGCAAGCGTACACACGCACATACGCACACATACATACACGCACACGCAAGCGTATGATACAAAATTTGTTTGAATGAAAGCGACTAATTAACAAACAATAACACGAAAGTTTGTAGTTAAATTATTTAACATTTGGAATATAATCGTAACTCATTGAAAATCAATGATTTGCTTTATCTTTTGTTGTGTGGGCAACTATACTACAAAGGTAGTAAAACGGCTTAAAACGGCTAAAAATAGCCTTAAATCGAATTTACACAAATTAACAAATAAGGTAGTGTTAAAATAAGGTTAAAAGCAAATAACCCTTTGCAATTATCAAAATGAAACATTAAAAAGGTTACAAAATGATATTATAAGGAACAAAGGAACGGCAACAAAACGTATTAAACTAAAAACGGCTAAAAAAGTAAGGTTTTTGTATTGATATTCAATAAGTTAGTAAAAGCAAAGAAATAAGGCAAAAAGTTTCACTTTTGCTATAAGTGAAACGGCTAATGCGTTGAAAATCAATGAAATAAATAAGGTGGAGGGTATGCTTGTCGGTGCGGATTCCATATATATATTCTGCCCCGAAATTTGAGTTTCGTTTTTGGGCTGGAGGAATCACCATAACTCTTCCAGCGTTTATAAAACCTTCATATTTGACTTTCCCAGAATTTTTCCCGATCCTAAAATTTCAATTCGTTTTCTGACAAAATGTATAGCTGGATGTGTGATTTTGCTTTAATGATAACCTCCAGCTATATACCATTTCCGAAACATTCATTAACAATTCACAACATGGCTCACATAATTCCCCTTAACAGCCACAAACAAGCCTCATTACATTCCATAAATAGACATAACCAATTCTAAGCCTTTCTAAGCAACTTTCTGTGTAACGATGGATAAGTTGCCCATCCAATACAAGAAATGCCGTCAAATCGAAAATAAAGCGGCAAGTAGACTTTATGTGTAACGAAAAGTGTGCTGGAGATTTGTTGATTCTGTAAAAAGAGCCATAATAACGTAATTTTCTTGCTGAAAATGAACATTCCCAGAAAATATGCTTACCTTTGCCGAAAATTCATAAATTGACTCGTACATCTTCCAGATATGAAAACAAAAAGACAAGTTATAGACTTCTTCAAGTCTAACCATTTCGCAACAGCAGAAGACTGTGAAATGGTTTCTTTATTCTGCCAAAACAATTGCGGACTAACTCCAAAAGATTTCCCGACCGTCACAACTCCAGGCTCCATCAATTCACAGACATTCATCGAATGGTATCGTAACGGATTTGGAATTGGTGATATAGTTTTTGAAAAAGAAACTAAAAACTATTATGTCGTTAGTAATTCATCAATCACCAACATACAATCATGCGCTATTCTTTCCAATCTTTGCAAAACTGGAAAGAAATGGAAGTCCAATGGCGTTGAACTGGATGCCACTACCCTGTCAAGTGTTAGCGAAATAGAAAATAAAGCTATGACTATTTCGTTGGCAGAACAAGGCTATGAGTTTGATTACGAGAAAAAGACTTTGCGTAAAAAGTACATACCAGAGATAAACGAGCGTGTGGAATTTTCTCGTGACAACTACATCGGTCTGGGGGTTGTTCGTTCTATCAACCCTGTAGAAAATTCCATAGAGTTCTTTTGTTATTTCATCTACAGCGATAAAAAGATTGGCTACAGTATGCACGAGTCTGGAGTATGTGATGTAATGTCATTCCAGTTTAACCCCATGACCGTAGTAGCCGCAAGAAGGCTTAACAGAGAGCTGGAAAAGTACGGAAAGGTTTGGAATGATAAGTTGCATAGAATCGAGCCTATTGATCCTAAAGTTGCCAAAGGAGAAAAATACTGGTATATTTCGGATAAGATGACGGTAGTAACGGATAGAGAAAAAGGAACTCCAACGTCTCATTTTCGTTACATAGCTGGGAATTATTTTACCGACTATGATGAGGCGTTGGAGTATTTAGTAAAGTTCCATGAGCTTTTGCGAGATAGACTTGCGAAGTAAAACGCCCGATTTGCCTGTTTTTAGACGTTCTGGAGAGTTTTCTCTTCTTCGGTGGTAACTTGTATGCTTGAAGTGGAGAAAACGCTCTGGAAGCCGTGTTTTGAGTTCCAATGCTGTATTTTGGCAGCTGAGAACATATTGGGGCGTAATTTTATGCCTCCATAAGTATCTGGCTTGTCTTTTGCGAATGTTGAGAAGAAGTCCTCTTGGCTTGGGGTATCTGGTCGGCTATCAAGTTCTTTCTGGAAATACTGGAAGAGCATATTGCGGTTAAGATACTTCTTCTCCTCTTTCACGTCAACAACTTCCAATCCGTCTTCGCTAAACTCAAAATGGTCACAGAGGAAATTGTAGATAAGCTTTTCCATAGGTGACAGCTTTTCCCAAGTTTCATCTTCAGCTGAATGTTCGATAATGCTTGCGATGTATTGCTTGTTCAATTCACGCTCTGCATTTACTTCACCATCTTTTGTTCGCCTTGACCGTTTGGATGATGACTGGAAGTTGTCTATAGGTTCCGCATTTGGATTTTGAATCTTGCTCCAATCAATTTGGCAGACTTTCTCTCCATCGCCAACAAGTTTGAAATCCCAATCCATGATGTTGAACTTTGTTAGACGGTCAAGATTGTCTATTGCTGTTATCTCAACCTGTTCGTCATTGACGTATATGTTCTTGTCAGCAATGTCGGCTCTGGTGTTTGAAATAGCAGTGCTGGCAATATCCTCAACTTCACTCTTGGGAAGAATAAGCTGGGAAGTGTCTACTGTTGATTGTTGCTTGATAAGTTCTCCTGTCTCATCATCGTATTCTGCATCCTGGTCATATCTTGCATGAAGTTCTTGATTGAAGTTGTAGAGGAACAGCTTGACATCATCATCAAGACACTGGTGAATGTCTTGAATGAAACTTAGAACTTCTGAAGCTGGGAAGTAAGGGTACTCGACTTTTTGGAAATGCTTGCCGCCCTTTCTTATCTTTGGAAGATTATCTGGAAGTTCATCAAATGAATCATCGGTTTCAGATGGCTCAAAATTTTCAGAAAATTCTCCAGCTTGCTGGTTATTTCTTTTTATATATTTATTATTTATTTCTGTTGGTGCATTTAGACCAACTCGTTGGTGCAAATAGACCAACATTTGAGATACCAGTTGGTGCAAACAGACCAACTCTGTTTCCTCAGAAATGTCATTTTTCTGGCCTAAAAGCACCAATTTTAGCTCTTTTGCAACTTCAGAGTCTGAATCAATATTCAAATATGGTGCAAACAGACCAATTAGGTCTTGTTCACTTTCAAAAGTTGGTCTAAATGCACCAACTAATTGTAAAATTGGTCTATTTGCACCAACTTGATTGGTCTGTTTAGACCAACTTTCTGTTTTTGGTCTGTTTAGACCAACTTTCTGTTTTTGGTCTGTTTGTACCAATAAAGTTGGTTCATTTAGACCAATTTGCTGTGAAGTTGGTGCATTTGCACCAAAATTGAATACGCCACCTGTCATGCCGAATAAAGTTGGTGCATTTGCACCAATATCAACATACCCCATTTCCTCCAGTGGTTCAAATGCACCAATTTGTAGATGCTCTGAGAACTTATGTTTTTGGTCTAAACTGACCAAGTTATGAAACGCATAAATCAGAGAAGCATACACGTTTCCATTGACGGAAACATTGTTTTCGTCTACTTTGATGAGACGCATTGTTTCCAGTTGTTGAAGCGTGGCTTTGACTTTTTTGCGGTAAATGCCTTGCGTTTCACCTAACTTGCTGCATGAAATTTTGAATGTGCCAGGCTTGCCTGCTCTAACACGATACAGGTATTCATCCAGTAAATATGTGAATACTGAATGAACCGTTGCATCGCCCAGCATCATAGCTGCTTCACGATGATGCTGGGAGTACGGTATTTGTGAGAAATCTATTTGTTCCATATTTCTGTGGTAAAAGATGGAGCCGTTTCAAACGACCCCATCTATGAATTTGATTATGGTAATAACTTGCGTTTTGCAAGGTTTCTTTCACATGTCGCTCTCTGGATTGTCTTGCCCCATGATTTCATAAGGCTATCATAGGAATCCTCAAACAATTTGCATGTCAAATCGTAGAGTTGCGGCAACATGTTAAGCTCTTTCTCAATATAGTCCATTGCATTGCCTTTATACACAATGTTGTTCATGCGTGTGTATACGTTGATGTGGTACTTTGCATTGAACTCGTTGTATAAAAGATGATATGAACCTCTTGCGTTAGCTACACCATTCTTGCGAATGATTTGTGTGATACGCTGTCTCATATCGGCAAGAGAAATGTTTGTCACCAAGCCTTCGATGATTTCTTCCTTGTGTTTGTTCTCGTCTGCAAGTAGTTGCACTCGTTCCTTTTCTGTTTTGAGTTGAGTGGCAAGACCGATGATGAAGTCTGGGTCAGTCAATGCTTTTTCGATAGCAGCTGGAGTTAAATATCCACCATGCTTGCGGATGGTTGGCAATACCTCGCCACAAACCCAATCTTGGAAAGGCTCTGCATTTTTCTTATCACATCGCATGATGACTTTATATAGGTTTTGCTCGTTGACAAAGTATGTCGATTGTTCTCTCCCCAGTGAATCGGTGACTACAATTCGATTGTACCCACCTCTTTTTAACCTTGGAATAACACCATCAACTCTTAGTTCCAAAACCCTACACACGTCTGCTAAACAAAATAGCGGATTGTCGCTTGTGCCAGCAATTCTGATATTTCCGAATTGCTCGTTACTGAAAATTTGAATATTATTCATCTTTGTTTCCTTTATTGATAATTGTTTCACAGGTTTCTTGCACAAGTCTCATATATTCTTGTGCTTCTTCTAAAGAAGAATATGGTGATGTCTCTGCATCGTAGTTCACGCAATATCCAGCACTTCTTAGAATGTTGGGTGCAAACGAATTGATGAAGAATACCAAAACTTCTGCAAGCGTATGTGGAGTTGGAATTGCGAGACCATGACAGCTTTCACCTTCCGATCCATTCTGGAATGTAATGTACTCATTAGTACACTCAAACTTGTTCTTGTCGGCTTGGATGCGCATAAGGTAAGTGCGCTTGAAGTGAATCTCGAAATCAACATTGGTTTCGGATTTTGTAAACTCTTTGAGTTGGAAGTCGAAAATGTCGAAAATAGCTCTTGTTTCCTCTTCAGTGCATCTAAGTATGCTGTTGCCGAGGATGGACTTCACTTCCTCTTTTGTGAATTTCTTTATTGAATGTCTCATGCCATAAATGGATTTTGTGGATAATTGTTGATGTGATTGTTAAAATCGTTGTCATCACAAAATGTTGTACCGTACAACTTGCGATGTTCCTCACATTTCTTTTTCAATATGCAGTCTTTGCATAGGATTCTTTTTGCTATCATTTTTGCTGCGCATACGGCCAGCCAGACAAAAATTACGATGCAGATAAAAGTTGTAATCATTGTTATGCGTCTATAAGTTTATTCATTTCTTTAATTGCTTCTTGGCAGCGTTTAGCATCTTCATACCTCTCTTCTTTGATAGCCTCGTGTTTAATACTATCAATATATCGGCACATTGCGATAAGAACATACTTGATGCTTTGAACGTACCAGATATTTGTATCGGCTACGCATTTCTTAAATTCGTCATCATGTTTTACAAATGATAACAATCGCTTGTTGTTGGCAAGACTCTGACGAAGCAAGAGTGCTATTCCAATAATGATGAACGTAGCGATAGCGTTAAGTATAATAAGTGCTGTTGTCATATCTTGGTGAATACACTATCTTTATTAAGAAAGAGTTCGCAACATTCATCACCAGGCTTATGAGATTCTGGAATTTCATTCCACGCTCCCTGTGATTCCATTTCTTCTGGACGATAGAAGAAACAGTTATATCTATCCCAGCACCCCTTTTTGTTGCAAGAGAAGTTTACATTCTCTTTGATTTTATAATAGGCTGCTTTAGTGATGAACTTTGCGGTATCTGGAAGTTGAGGCTTGAATTTGTCTGGAACATCGCCTTGGAACCATACATTATTCGAGCGTTTTACGGTTCCATCATTTTTTAGGATGTACATGGTTTTACCGCCAAACCCTTGAAAGTGTTGAGGCTTGGATAACCACTTGTGAAAAACATAGTGAGAACCATTAATGATTTCACGGTCTGGATGAGGATGTGCTATTTTGTCCTTCCAGAAAGCGCATGTAAAGCAAAGTTGCTCTTTGCGCATAAGAATTGTTAAGGGTGCTCGTTGATCGAAATCATCAACATTAGTTGGCAAGCCACAGCAAGAACACAATTCTTTGCTGGCACATGCCTCCATTGCATCATAATTTGCCATAGTTATATGATTTTAGCCCTTCGGCTATTAAAAGAAAAGAAGATGCAAGGGCGCATGTGGTGCGCTTCAATTAATATGTAGTCCTTATTTGATGGACTCAAAGATGTTGTTTATTTCATCCTGCGTGATACCAATGTAAGTTTTGGTTATCTGGATGCTTGTATGGTTAAGGATTTTATTCAAAAGCACAAGAGCTTCTGCGCTACGATTATTGGTTTCATAAACATAACGTCCGAATGTTTTGCGGAATGTATGAGTAGAAAAATTCCCAATTTTTACTTTGTAGTCATACTTAAAGTCTTTCAGTTTCTTATTTACACACTGAATTGTCAGTGGTTCGCCAGTCACTTTGCTTTTGAATACAAACTCATTCTTGTCTGGGCTTCCCAGTAAGACATACAAATCATGTATTTTCTTTTGAACAGACTTGTTGAAAGGAATTGTTCTCGTCTTCTTTGTTTTTTGTTCTGTTACCGTACAAGAACTCACGTCCAGCACATCCTTCCAATGGAAGTGTAGGACATCTGAAGCTCTACATGCAGTACAGAATGAAAGACGTGCATATAATTCCCAAATGTATTTCCCATGAGTGTGAAGGCTATTCAAAAGTCTTTCATACTCACTGTACTCCAGGTAGTCTGAAGTTGTCAGTTGATTCTTTTTTGCCATAATAAAATGCTTTTGTTTCATTTTCTGTTGCAAAGGTATATAAATGAAACCAATCTGCCAAGTAATATTATTAAAAACTGTGCATACGCTATAATAATTAACATACGATAACAATAAAGGGCGGTATAAAATCTACCGCCCTTTATTTGGTTTTGTATTAGAGTTGCGCTATAAAATCGTCCATATTCACGATTACTATTCCAAGTCCTTGTGCCTTTGTTATCTTGCTGGATGTTGCATTAACATCTTTGACAATAAGATGTGTTGTTTTCTTCGATACGCCACTAACAATAGTGCCTCCAGTTTCAATGATTCGTTGTTCCAATTCTGTGTTGCGAACTCCAGAGAAACATACAGCCATTCCAGCACATTTGCCGTTGGTATCTACTGAAATTACATTTGGGCGTTTAATTGTTAAACCATTCTCATTAACAAAATGATGGAATTTATTAAATCCTTTCCAGAAAGATTTATCGGTTTCAAGTCTGGATGCTTCAATACGATTATTGATAAATTCATCATCGTATATAAAGTCTACGTTGTATAGATTCTCTTCTTCGTCATCAGGCAAGGAATCAATTAGCTTTCTGGCTTTGATAGTTCCAATGCCAGGGAAACAGTCACTTGCTTGCATAAGTGTAGGCAAGTCAATTCCAGATTTGATTTTCTCCATGTTGGCAAGAATGATGTTTACTGTACCTTCTGCAAAGCCATCAATGCTAAATATGTCGTTGGCAACCATGTTGAGAATACGAGATATAGTATTGAATCCAGATTGATAAAGCTTGTCGAACATCTGTTCTCCCATGTCCTCAACTCCACAGGTTTTGAAGAAGAAAACAATTTTAGCAAAACGGATTCCGTCACAGTCTGGGTTTGTACACATCAACTCTTTACCAGACTCGTTCCATGATGTTACTTCGCCACAATGCGGACATTCAACGAGTGAATCCCACATTGTTTCTATATCTTCTTTTGGTGCAGTTTCAAGCGTTTGTAGGATTTTAGGAATCACGCCTCCAGAACGAGTGACAAGAATCTTTGCGTTTGGTGCAATCCCCATGTCGGCAATCCATCCAGCATTATAGCCAGTCGGATTTTCCATAATACAGTCTCCAGTATCAACCGCTTCGATTTCTACAACAGGTTTTAGTGCGCCAGCTTTGCTTGCTCGCCATGCAATATTTTTGACTGTTGTCTCGAAGGCATCTGTGAAGTCTGGATGCTTGTAGGCGATAGCATAGAGAGGATTGCCAGTTGTCTGGTTTCTACCGATAGCCTCCCAGAGTTGCAAGCTGTTGATGTAGATAACAATTCCGTCAATCGGATAGAGTTTAGACCATTCCTTGAAAGTTGTGAGCAGCGAGTTTTCTGTAATATCTTTTGTTGTAACAAGCTGGAATAGAGGTTCTTGGTTGTAGTCAGAGCATAACTGTTTAATTGCTTTGTCGAAAGTCTCAAATTCTTTGAGCGATGTGGTGTCTATTCCGTATCTAAAGAAAGAGGCATGTGCGATTTCTTGGCAAGGAATATCTCTGTTAAGAAAGCCAGCAGCAGTATTGCGAGGAGATTTGTATTTCTCTGACGTGTATGGTGATACTCTACCGTCAAAATACTCACTCCAGTTCTTGCGATTGATGATGAACTCACCATAGGTATAGCCATATTGAGTGTTTGATGCAATATTTGCAGCTGCACAATGCTTTGTACAGTCTTGCCCTTCGTTTTCAGCACCGCCACGAGACCATGCCTCACCTGTTTTTTCATTGTGGAGTAGAGAAAGCCCATCAAACTTAGGCATTAAGACGAGTTGTGTATCATCACGCAAACCAAGTGAAGAGAGCCATTTCTTGACATCATTGATATTCTTTACTTTGTTCAATGATTTCATAGGAAGCGGAAGTTTACGCTTGCGTGAGTTGGAAACTGGAGACGGTTCTATATGGTCGAACCATTCGTTGTTAGGGTCGATTGTCTTCAGCTGCTCTACGAGACTGTCATATTCCACATCACTGATAGTTGGACTTCCAGCTCTGTATTCTTCGTTATGTTTCTTGATTGTATCAAGAAGTTCTTGTTTTGATAATGTGTTCATAATTGAAATAAAAAATGGGGCAAATTAATCATAGAATCAATTTGCCCCTTGTTTATATTCTTGTTATTCCTTCACATATAAGGAGCAGCAACAATGATCATGCAAGCGATAGTTAGAGCAAGGACAATGCTTGTCTTCCGAATCGTTATGGCAAGGACATTCGCCATTATTGCGCTCGATACCTCGTGTCACTCCTTTGACGATTTTTTCGTTAGGGTTTAGCTTCCACCCTTCTTTTACAAAATATTCCATAGTTACTTCACTCCTGTATGTCCGTAACCGCCATCACCACGTTCTGTTTCATCAAGTTCTTCCACCGTAACCCATTCGGCTTGTTCGTATTGAGCAATGACCATTTGGGCGATACGCTCGCCATCATTGATGACAAAAGGTTCGTGACCATGATTGATAAGTTCTACGCCAATCTCTCCACGATAGTCGCTGTCGATTGTACCTGGGGTGTTAAGGCAAGTGATGCCATGTTTGATAGCGAGACCGCTACGAGGGCGAATCTGTGCTTCATAACCAACTGGGAGTGCGATGTAAAGTCCTGTTGGAATTAATACACGCTCACCTGGAGCAAGAATGATGGGGTGATTAATATTCGCACGGAGATCCATGCCAGCAGAGCCAGTTGTAGCGTATTTTGGAAGCTCGTGCTTTGACTTGTTGATGATTTTAATTTTCATGCCTGTTCTTTGTCTTTATTTTTATTATACTTCATTCCTTTTCTCTCCATCTTGCCTGTTTTGTAGTATTTTCGTTCTACACCACACAATTTGTCGTATTCTTCAACACGCAATTCCCCTAAGTCATCAAATGTGACTTCGATGTCATCTTGTAGTATTCGGAAATACAATTTATTGCATGAGATACACTTTCCAATACAGGCGTAATAGATTGATTGAGGTCGGCAACTGAAAGCATTTGCTGTTGCCGTTAATGATTGGAATATTCCAACCAGACGTTTAAGAGGATTAAAAACTAAGATGCGCTTTGGTTCACTTAACATGCGTCTTGCCATTATCTTTTATCTTGTTTATAGATTCCCTGTCAAGACGTACAAAGGCGTGTTCAAGAATGTACGAGTCCGAAACGGCAACCCCATCGGTAAACAGATCGTGGCATCTGTCACACATGTACGCAAGGAAATCTGGTTCGACAAAAGATAAAAATAGGTACACTAAGGAACCATCAATTAAAATATGACCATCGGTATTGATGAATAAGCACTTGTTTTCGTCAAGTTCATACGACTTGATAAGTGCCTGTATTTGAAATCCGCACGTTTGCAGAAAATCATCAACAGTTAATGAGTTGTTTTGAAGATAAGAGGTGGCATCGAAAACACTGCCATTATCAGTTGTAGTCCCGAAGAGCAAGTCGGGAAATTCTGGAAATGCCTGCTCGTTACATTTTGTGTTAATTGGCTTTCCAGATGGTTTGAGTGTCATTACATAGAATAGCCCTGCTTCTGTTCTTGAACTGAAGGTGGCCAGAGAATAGCTTCTGCTTTATCAAATTTGATGTCACGAATGATGAAATCTGACATGGTGTGTTTGAGGTGTTTGCTGATTCGTTCAGCAGCATCTGTGTTTGATGAAGCTGGAGTGAAGATTGTCTCAGTGTTCATCTTTTCCTTTCCAGATTTCTCGTCCATTATCGGAATCATCACCTTAACGCTGTAGATACCAACGCCGGAGTCTTCATCCTCAGAGAAGAAGTTACAAACGAGTCCATTGACGAGGGTGTCATCGTGGTCAAGTGTTTCGTTGTAGAGCATTTCTGAAATCTTTGTTTTAACGATTTCGATGCTGGCATCACTGAATCTCTCTCTGTTTTCTGATTCGATTAGAGCGTAGGCGGTTGTTTCCGCTTCTGAATAACTAGTTGCATAGACAAGTTCTTCGGTCTTGGTCTTTTGCAGCTGACCGTCAGCATCCTCTTTAGTCCACTCGGTCTTGATTCTGTAATAATTAGATGTTTCTTTCATATAAACTTGTATTAAGTTGAAAATTTCGGTTGCAAAGGTAATGGTCTTTCTTTTTATATACAAACGAAAATGTACTTTTAACATATTATTTAACATAGAAGACTTTGAAATAAGGCATTTAGAAGACATTAGAAAAAGCCAATTAACATAATGAATTTGGTTTTCGATTGTACACAATCATTTTAATAATGTATACTTAGGAAAACGATAATCTGTAGGTTTTTCTATTCTTCAGAAAGTAATTTTTGAAGTTAATGGCAACAGTTGAGACAAAAGAAAAAGTTGATCTTGACTTGCTGGAGAGTATTTATCGAACCAGCAAGAAAACTATACAAGAATATGTAAGAGAAATTGACAGACATTGCCGCTTTAAGTCAGTGCAACACACCGTCAATGATGGCTGTGTGTTAGATGACCGTGGGCGCATCATTGACATTTATGATGCTTGTGTTGAACAAGATGCGCATTTGCGTTCAGTTTTAGAGACGTTGAACTCTCAGATTCTTGGTGAGCGTTATATGATGTGCCGTATGAATGAGAAAGGTCGGTATGTTAAGGACGTTGAAGAAACGCAAAAGGTTCAAGGTTCTTCGTTTATTAAGATTATCAGTGGTATTGTTGAAGCTAAAATGTTTGGATATACAGGCTTGCAGATACTTCCAGATATTGACCCTCGTACTGGTAAATTGGCGCACGTTAATCAGATAGAGAGACGTAACATACTTCCATTCCAAAGGAGAATCATACGCAGACAGGGAATGTGGAATCCTGGTTGGTCTTTTGATGACCCACAATACCGTGATTTTTATGTACTTATTGATTCAGGTAGTCTTGGATTGTTCTCAGCAACAGCACCTTTGATACTTGCAAAGAAGTTCACGTTGGCAAATTATGTTAATTTTAGCCACACATACGGACAGCCGATCATTCATGGAAAGACAGAATCGGAAAATACTAATGACCGTAAGAAATTGGCGAATGACATTGCTTCAGCAGCACAAAACAAGGTGATTGTTACTGGTTTGAATGATGAGGTTGACATAAAGACGTTCACCATGTCAAATTCAGAACATATCTTCACTGGATTGATAGGCTTGTCAAATAAAGAAGTCTCCAATTTGATTCTTGGCTCAGAAGACATGGCTGGAGAAACACAGTCATACGTTGGCTCTACTCGTGCGCATCAAGATGTGTTCCGTGATAGAATCGAAGTGTATCGTGAATATATTGAAAATGTAATGAATGAGGAAATTATACCTCGTCTTGTTACAATTGGTTATCTGAAGCCTGGCAATGTGTTCAAATATGCAAAACGTCTTGAAATGTCGGATAAAGACCAGATAGAGCTTTATCGTTTCCTCACTGACAAGTTCGAGATTAGTGCAGATGAAATAGAGAAGACATTTGGTGTAAATGTCGGTCGGCAATTGAATCTGGAATCTGGTAATGGCGGCAATTCTGGAGGCGTTCGTGGTGGCGATGGCGGTCAGTATGTTATGACAGATGAAGAATATTACAAGCGATACGGCCATCATCGTGGCGGTGCTGTAAATTTTCTTCGGGAGAGAAAGTGATAGGTAGCACTTCTCTCTCCAGTGTACAGGCAAATAGGCTACCAAAAGATGATGAAGATAAGAAGCAAGCTGAATATGAGGCATTGCTTGCAGTCTTTATCAGATTTATAGAAAGTTATACCAATGAGACCGATTCACAAGAAATATTGGAAGAGTTGATGAATTTGCGAGCAGATTTCTTGATACAACATGCTTTATCTGGCTTTGACATAGATTACGATGAAGCTTTGGAAATGTTGCGAAATGCAGAAGGTCTTAATAACGAACAGTCGGCAAAACGTAATATAATTGTAGCGGCAGTGGACAATTTAATTGATTTTGCAGTAGTAGAAGAATATCAAATGGCACGAGAGCTTCCAAGCTTTGATGATGAAGAATTTGATGAAGATGATTATGAAGAAATCTTTGGAAAATACAACAAACGATACGCTGAAGTAGAAAACTCAGACGCTGAATATGCAATGATTATTGCAGCAGGGCTTATCGGTGTGGCAGATAGTACCATGCTCACTTATATGACGCAAGGCGATGAACGTGTAAGACCTTGGCATTTGCAGTATGAAGGGTTCACAGCTCCAAAATCACAATTCCCAGCATGGTTGATACCTCCAATTGAGCATCAATGTCGATGTTATTTAGTGGAAGACAATATTGTTGGGATGGCAAAATGTGTGAAAAATGCTGTGATGAAAGTGCCAACAATGCCAGATTGGTTTAATCGTACATTTAAGGAAAGCGTTGCGTTGGGTGGCAGAATTTTCTCAGACGAACATCCGTATTTTACTGTAGATAGCCGTGATGAAGATTCATTGCATGATATAGCCAAACGGATAAAGGAGAGATATATGAATGGCTAAAGGAAGAGTGCCTGGTGGTGGCATGATAACGCCAGCTCAGATGATGCAGCAGTGGAAAAATGCCCCACATAGGTTTGATTTGAATTTGAATAATTTTGAGGTACGCATAGGACGTGCGGCAGAAGCGATATTTAAGAAGTCATTTGAAATGCACCGATTTAATACCGCTTCTTCGCAACCGTGGAAACAGAGGCGAGATCACAAGCCTCATCCAATATTGAAAGAAACCTCAACATTGAAGAACTCGATAAAGCATAAGACAATTCCTGGAAAGAAACGAGTTGTTCGCATTTATACTGACCCGACCGCTTTTGGAACAGCAGCACGACATAGAGGCTTTTGTTATGCTGCTGTTCATAATGATACAAGCGGCAGTCATACCTACGGCAAGACTGGCGTAAAAAGTATACAGAGGCAATTCATCGGTCACTCTTCTTATTTGGAAGACGAGTTCAAACAACTTGCTATATCCACATTATTTAATGGATTTCCGAAATGATAGTAGATAAAAAGAGACATGAAGAAATACAAGAAAAAGTAGCTGATGTTGTCAATGGCAATGATGAGCTTATTGTTGATTTGAAGAACTTGACAGTCGAAGATGCTGTAAAAGTCAACGCTTTATCAGAAACATATTTAGCGTTGCGCTCTATTCTGGAGAAAATTCATGTCAATCCAGACGATGAAGATAGTCCATTGTTGTTTAAGACAATAAAATTGGAAACTGGTCAGCTAACTCGTATTAAAACAAATGAGTTTAATAAAGAGTACGCTATCGGTTTCCCTGCTTGTTTCATTCATTATATCAATATGAATTGGCTGGTCGGTCAGTCAAATATCAATGCTGGAAGATGTACAGTGCGATTGCATTATGTCTTGAATAATTTGAATAATGGCGATGATGACGTGGAGTTGAGTGGTTTTAGAGCCTTTGAGATTATTAATTCCGCTATAAATGCCAACAAAGATAAATTTCCTGCTTTGGTGAACAAGTTTCAATTGACGTATTGGAATATGCCAGAAACATTTGATGATGGAGTACAGCCTTATTGGATTGATTATGAAGTAGCATTTAATGATTATACATCATATCGTTATAAGGATTATGTAGAACGGTATATTGTCATGCCTCCATTTACCAACCATTCAGACCAGTTGAAAGAGAATAATCAAGATGGGCATGAAAACCATACAACTCCTACAATTGAAGATGCTGTAAAAATAGAAAACACAGTGTCAGAATAATCATTTGTTTTCAACCTTTCGATAGTTGTATTTCTATTCTTCAGAAAATTGAATATCAAAAGTTAATGGACGTAAATAATCTAAAGTACGTTGTTGGCAAGGCTGAAACCAACCAGCCAGCTATTATTCGTTTCTTTGGTTCCGTAGATAGCTTTTCCACAGATTGTTTTAATGAGGAGTTTTTGTGGCTTCAAGACTATGTAAAGCCATCAAAGATTGTAGTCCTTATTAATTCAGACGGTGGGTCTGTCATGTATGGCATGAGTACGTTCTCCATAATCCAGTCATGCCCGATTGAGGTGGACTGCATCATTGAAGGCATTGCCGCATCAATGGGTAGTGTTATTTGGGCAGCTGGAGACCATTTGTATATGCACGATTACTCTATTCTTATGATTCATAATCCTTTCGTCTATGATAACGACAATGAGGATGCGAATATTAAGAATATGGTAAATGCCTTTAGAAAACAGATAGAAACAATTTATGTAAAGCGTTTCGGTCTATCAAAGGATAAGGTTCGTGCTATTATGGATGGCGAGGGCGATGCTGACGGCACATATCTAAGTGCCAAAGAAGCAGTTAATGCTGGAATCTTGCCAGCAACCAACATTATCAAGACCTCCAAACAAGTTGTTGAAAAGGTAAAAAGTCAAATTGAAGGCGTAAAAAGTGTTGCGTCTATTTGTGACATAATGAACTCTGCATTGAAAGAAGTTGATGAAAATAAACTTCTCTCAGAAGTTGTTTCTATTCGTACACAGAATAATCAGAATTTTAATCCTGTGGTTACAGGGCAAGAACAAAACACAATGAAAGAGAACGAAAATGTCCAGTTCAATGCCGTAACAGCACAGCTTGGCTTGGAGGCTGAAACCTCGTTGCAGTCTGTTTCTGCACGAATTACACAGCTTGTCAATGCAGAGTCAGAGCTGAAGAACGTTAAGAATGAGCTGGGTGAACTGAAAATCAAGTTCAAGGGCAAAGAGACAGAGGTCGCTAACCTCCAGAAGAATCTCTCTGACGTAGAAGGACAGCTGAAGGTATACAAGGACGCTGAAGAGAAAGCTCGTAACGCTTCTATTGACACAATGGTTGAAGATGCAATCAAGGCTGGAAAAATTGACGCTGGTTCAAAGGAAGATTGGGTCGGCATGGCGAAAGCAAACTTGGACATGGTAAAGAAGACACTTGACTCAATTCCTGGTCGTGACAATATCGTAGATGAAATTGCCAAAGACCCAGAGAACAAGAATGACGCAGAAGAGGCAATGAAGGATGTCAATGCCAAGCTCGCAGAGAAGGTCAAGGCAGTCGTTGGTGACATTACACTTCAAACATTCTAATCGAAATGGGTACAATTAATTACGCTGGTAATACCTATGCTGGTGAGGTACTTGAAGACCTCTTGGTATATACCGCACATGGCAATGACACATATAATGAGGGGCTGATTCACATTGTTCCTGGCATCCAGAAGCGAAAGACTCTGCCTCATGTTTCACTTGGTTCAATTATTCAGGACAACGTAGCAACACCTACTTCTACTCATGGTGATGCGAATAGCGAGACTGGTAAGAACAAGTATGAGTTCTCGGAGCGTTATCTGGAGCCGCATGACTTCATGGTATATCTGGAGTTTAATCCTCGTGATTTTGAGGAGTACTGGAGACCATTCCAGCCAGAGGGCGAGCTGATTTTCCGTGACCTTGACGCAAAGGTACAGGCAACGATGCTCCACTTGCTCGTAGACCGCAAAGACCAGTACATCGGTGATTCTATCTGGTGTTCAAAGAAGGGCGGCAAGGACATCAAGCTCACTTCGGATGCACCTGAGACAAATGTAACACTTGGTGGTGATAGTGATGCTGGCCCGATGAAGTACTTTGACGGTTTTGTGGTTCGCTGTCTTGACAACTTGAAGGCAAATTCTGTTGCTGCTGGCACTCGTACAGAGGCGCAGAAGAACGAGGCTGCTACAGGTAAGGTAATTCTTGCTGGTTCAACAGCAATTACTACTGGTGAAGCTGTTGAGAAGGCTCTTTACGCAATGTACCGCCAGTGTCCTAAGAAGCTCCGTAAGAACAAGAAGCTGAAGTTCGTTATGGGCTGGGAGCTTTGGGATTTGTATGACGCATACCTTTCAAGTAAGGATGTGAAGTACACAGAGAACGCAGATGTAAACAAGTATCGCTTTAAGGGAAAGGAAATCAAGGTTATTGATGGAATCCCAGAGCAGACAATCGCTCTTGGCAAGTTCACTCGTGATATGGACTCTTGCCTCTGGATGGGTGTAGACTACGCTACTGACCAGGAATCAGTTAAGGTGGAAAAACTCCAGGCAAACAGTGAGCTGTACTTCTTCCAGATGCGTATGAAGGTCGATGTGAACATCGTGCTTCCTTCAGAGATTGTTCTCTGGACTACTTACAAGTACACTGAGTAATCTAACAATTCAGAAAACTCAATATAATTCTGGGGAGTGGAGTCGATTTACTCCATTCCCCTTTTTAGATTTCAATCATTATGGCAAAGAAAATCAAAACGGAAGATGCTGCACCTGTAGAGGAAGGTCTGGACGTAATGACAGGTGAGAATACAGAAGCAAACGCAAGTGAAGGTGAAAACACCAATACACAGTCAGAAAACACTCCAGAAGCTCCAGCTGAGGTAAAGAAACCACGAGCATCAAAGAAAACAAGTGAGGGCAAGACAACAACAGCCCAGTCAGAGGATATTCCAGAGGATGTTAAAGCTATTTTGAAATGTTTCCCTAACGAGGAAGAGCTTTATGTTTCAAAGTATGGCGGCACATTCCCAAAAGACTCTGAACCTTTTGTAAGGGGTAATGCTATTCTTTACAGAAATCCGTTCTACAAATAATAATAAAAATCAATAATGGCTTTAGGTGGCGTATTTATGACCGACACCGATGGTAATATTGGAAAGGAAATTTCCAACCTTACCGAAAAGGTTTGTGGTCTTGTATTTGACATTTCAGCTCAGACAGATATTTGGACTAAAGGCGCAGGAGTTAAGCTCGCAGCTGCTTTGAAGGACACTGTGGTTGAGCTTAATTCAATTGAAGATGCCGATACACTTGGTCTTGCAGCCTATACAGGCGAGAAAGATGAAGATACAAATAGCAAGGATTTTCTTGCTGGCATCCCTTATTACCACATCAAGCATTTCTTCACAGCTTGCAATAACTCTGGTAGACTGTTTATTGCATTTGCGGATTGTTCGAGCAATTGGAACGCTCTCGTAGATATGCAGAAGGCCGCTCATGGTACAATCAACCAGTTCGGTGTATGGACAGAGCAGCGTCTCTGGAAGCAGACAGACGCATCGGCAGAAACATACAGCATCCAGATTGTGAGTGACTTGCAGTCTACAGCCAAGCAGCTTGCAGACAGCTACAATGCACCTTGCGTTGTTTTACTTAATGCAAATACATCTAAGGTAGCAACGACCAGCGGTGATGCAACGAAGGTTGTGTTCAGCAAGATTCCCACTTGTATTGTTGATGCACGTTATGTAAGCGTATTGCTTGGACAGGGACTTGATACCGATGTTACAAAGATGCAGTGTGCTTTGGAATCAACAACTCCAGTAGGAAATGTTGGCGCAGCACTTGGTGAGCTTACTAAGTGTAATGTTGGCGAGTGTATGGGTTGGGTACGAAGCCATGACCTTATCGGTTACTTCCCAGACATTGAGTTTGGCTTTGGTGATTCTGAAGTTGAGAATAATGCGTTGAAGAACTCAACCAAGTATTCTTCATTGAGTCAGCAGCAGCTTGACACACTTGATAACCTCGGTTATGTGTTCTTGATGCGATATACTGGACTTGAAGGACATGTATATTTCTCTGGAGATAAGACTTGCTCTGATGGTGATTATTGTACAATCGCTCGTAACCGCACAATCAACAAGTCAAGACGTTCTGTGCGTACAGCATTGCTCCCTTATGTAAACTCGCCTATCAAGGTGAATCGTAGTAACGGACAGCTGTCGGCAGCGCAGATTACAGTGTTTACCAATTTGATTTCTGACATCCTTACAGCAATGACGGATGCAGAAGAGATTTCTGGCATGGGCAAGATTACCATTCCAGCAACTCAGAACATCTTGAAGAATGACAAACTTGTTATTCAGTACACTATCGTGCCTCTCGGTTGCGCCAAGACCATTGAAGTTACTGAAGGACTTGTATTATCCGCTTCTTAATGGCAACAATAGTAAATAACGTAGCCTATTCTTGGGCACAGATTGAGCTTACTGCTCCAGCTTTGACAGGTTCAAGTGATGCTAACCCTACTATTTTGCAGGGTGTTTCAGCAATCAAGTGGAACATTAAGCGTAACATGAAGACCAATTACGGTCTTGGTGGAGAGCCTGTCAATCGTGGTTTTGGCAACCGTGAGTATACAGCATCCATCACAATGGACTACAACACCCAGGTTCAGCTTCGAGCTTTACAAGGCTCTCTTATGGCACTTGGTGAGTTTGACCTCATCGTAACATTTGCCAATGAAATGGGTACAGATGACTGGATTGAGGAAACTGTAACTCTAAAGGGCTGTCTCTTCAATGAGGATGGCATGGAGGCAGAACAGGACGCCACCAACATCACTAAGGAATTTGACCTTAATCCATTCAAGATTATTTGCAGTACAAGTGCATAATGGTTGAATAAAGTTTTATGTAAGGGGAAGGATAGAAAATATCTTTCCCCTTTTTCAAACCCTACACTTCCCACCATGCTATTCTCATATAGATAATTCAAAACTTTAATTAAATCATTATGGCAAAAGAAGTAATGGAAATTTTTGATGAGAATGGCAACCTTACACCTGTACTTCAGAAGGAAGTTGATAAGAAAGCCGCAGAAATTAAGGAAGAGCAGAAGCTCAAAGTAGTGTTCCCTCTGGTAGTTGAGGGCCAGGAGTTCGATGAGAAAGGAGTCTACATTGGCTATTTCAGACAGCCTTCGTTTAAGGCGTTCTCCAAGTATCTTACTGCTTCACAGAGTAACCAGGCACTCGCTATGCGAACACTGGCTACGGACTGTTTCGTGGGTGGCGATAAGGAGCTGATTGATGATGATTCATTGTTCCTGTTCGGTTTGATGGGTCAGCTTGGTCAGATCATCCAGATGCGCAATGGTACTCTTGTAAATTTATCAAAGCCTGGGAAGTAAAAGATGACGAATATTTGCGTCATAAACTTATTTACATAAGGCATTATTTTCCAGGAATAGACATAGAATCTCTAAGCGATGAAGATTTTGCTATCATAGCCAATGATGCAGAATGGCTTGATGAACACCAGATTAAGGTAAATCAAGTAAAGACGCTTGGACTTCTTGCATAGGTTTTTGTACTCCCTACTTTCATTAAGTTGAAGGTAGGGATTTTTGCTTATAGTGACCTATGTATTTCTTGGAAACTCTATTCTTGTAAAAATAAACATGATATATAATGGCTCAGAATTTCACTGTAAATTATGACATAAATGTATTGTCACAGGATGCGGTTACTGCCATCAATAGCTTTACACAAGCCACAAAAAAGCTTGACCAAGCGATGCGTCCGTTCCGAAAGCTCAATACATCTATCAGTAATCTGCAAAATAATCTGACGAAGCTTAATGCCAAGACATATACCGTCAAGTTAGAAACAAAAAAGGCGGTGAATAATGTTGATAAGCTGATAGGTAGACTTCGTAGATTGAAAGCAGAAGCAAAAGGTGCTGGAATCAATTTAGGTTCCATCAATACAGCTGGCGGTGTAGCTGCTGGTGGTTCGAGTAATCGTAGCACTGGAGGCAAACGAGTAACAGCTTCTGCTGGCAAGACCTCCACTTCCAGCAGCGTTATATCCAGAAATATGCCGAAGAACTTAGGCTATAAGTTACTTGGTCCGACACCTCTTGACACTGGCGGTATTATGGCTGTAGATATGCTTAAAGGTATGGGTATTGCTTATGGTATTGCTGGTATTGGCTCGCTTATAAGCAACTCTGTGAGAGACTATACAGAGTACAATAATATTATGAAGACCGCAGAGAATATCCTTGGTGCGCATGATAAACGTGCTGATTTCAAGGAGCGATTCGCTGCTATGGAGCGACAAGTGCGTAATGTTGGTGTACAGACTAAGTTTACAGCACCACAAGTAGCTGATGCTTCTAAGTTCTTGGCAATGGCTGGTTTTGATGTAGACGCAATTAACAAATCAATTGCGCCTATAGCAGATATTGCTCTTGTTGGTGATACTGACCTTGGTGAGACAGCAGATGTTGTAACAAACATTATGACAGGTTACAATATCTCTCCAGAAAAGGTACGCAAAGCGGCTGATATTATGACGATGACTTTCACGAAGTCAAATACTACATTGATGGAGATTGCAGAGGCGTATAAGTATTCTGCTTCACTGTTGTCAGCTGGTGATGTTCCATTTGAGGAAGCTACTGCTGCAATGGGTATTCTTGGCAACGCTGGTATCAAAGGCTCCCAGGCTGGTACAACGATGCGTACCATCATGGCAAATATTGTAAATCCGACAAAGAAACAGGCAGCAGCATGGAAGCGCATTGGCGTAAGTCGTACAGACAAGAACGGCAATATGCGTGATGTTGTTGACATCTTTGAAGATTTGAACAAGAAGGATTTGTCGCTGTCGGATTTCTATCAGATATTCCATAAAACCGCAGCGCAAGGTGCTGTATCATTGGCTAACGATGTAGAGGGCTGGAATGACATCATTAAGGCTAACTTTATGTCTGAAGGTCTTGCGAAACAGCTTGCTGATGAAAAGAAAAATACTATTCAAGGTTTGTGGGCGCAGCTTACATCTATGTTTACAGAAGACGGTATTGAAGCGTTTGATGAGATACAGCAGCCGATAAAAGATTTTTTGAATAGTATCATTGGGTGGTTAAAGACAGATGAAGCAAAGGTTCTAATAAAGGATTTTGCAAAAGATATTCTGAATTTCGGTAAAATGGTGGTTGAACTGACTAAAAATATGGTTGATTTTTATCATACTTTTAGGCCATTGATTAATGGTTTTATTGAATTTCAATTAAAGATGTGGCCAGTATTGTCATTAATGAGAATTTTTAAGGCTGGATTTTTAGGAATATCTGGAATTGTTAAATTTTCTGGAACTATTGCGTTACTTGTCGGCAGAATCAGAGCATTAGGTCTGGTTATGAAGACAGTAAATATGCGCAATATTATAGGTGGTGGATTTGGACTTGGGCAGTATTGGGGCAATCAATACAATACAGGATTGTTTGGCGAGAAGCTTGCATCGGCAAGCCCACAGCTTCGTGAACGATTTCTAAGACGATATTATGGCGTGAGTGGAAATTCACAAGCGCAAGGTGCTATGTCTACCATGATGTATGGTGCAAATGCAAGACAAGCTTTTGGATCAGCATTAGGCGGTATAGCAGGAGGTTTTGCTGGCTATCAAATAGGCGAAGCTATAGGTGGTGAAGATTCTGCTGGTGGTATGATTGGTGGTATGCTTGGCAGCATTGGTGGCATGGCTTTAGCACAATACTTACCTTCGTTAGGTGCTTTAGCGATTTCAAATCCAATTACAGCCATAATAACAGGTGTTACAGCTGCTGTTGGCGGTTTAGGGTATGCAATATACCAATACAACAAATCTATTGACGAAGGCATCACTGCCGCACAGAAATGGATAGATAATTTTAACGAATTATCGTTGCGTGGCATTGATGTTATGAAACAATTTGGATTGATGCAAGCATATCAAACCATTGAAGCATCTGACGCAACTCCAGAAGAAAAAGCAGAAATGCGTAAACAGATGTTTAATAAATGGTATAATGGCACTAAAACATCTGTAGAAGAGCCAGATCCTACAATACCATACGCTAATATTCCTATTGGTAGTGAATTAAAAAAAGATTTGGAGTTTGCAGACGGGTGGAGTGGGAAGTTTGAATATTTCATGCCAAGACTGGAAAAACTTGGATTAACTACAACTCCAAGAGTTATTGACGGTGATGACTATGTTGATTATTGGATTGGCAATAATAAAATATGGAACGCACAGTCAACAGAAAAGTCAAGATTAAATGAACTACAAGCGACACAGGCGGCTATGATATTGGCTGGTTATGCACCAGATTCACCTATTGCACAGCAAATAGATGAACTTGCTATGCAAGACATTTATGGCGCATCCAGATATTCAGATATAGCTGCAATTTGGCAGAGGATTCATAAATCTGTGTGGCCTATCCACCAATATATGTATAATGATAAAACATCTGAAGATGTTGAAAAGATGAACACCCAACAACTCTTTAATGGTTATTATACACAAATTGGTTTGGAATTGCGTTTTCAAGAGATTCAAAAGAAATTTGAAGATTGGGAAGCGTTAGCGTACAGATATGATAATGGCTTAGAAATTACAGCAGAACAAGTTCAACGAGTTTTATTTAATAGACTTGGTGATTTATTTGATCCTCAGAATGGATTGTTTGGAACGCAAGAGTTTACCAATCATCTAAAGAATGTAATTCAGAATCCAGATAAATATGGTTATTCTGATCAAAAGACTGCTATTGCAGCAGTACAGAAAACATTCACAGATTTATTGGATTTCTTTAATCTGCTTGATACACATTACAAACCGTTATTTGCAGATTATTTGAATAGAAACATTTTTGAAGGTGTTTTACCGAAAGGGTTTAATTTGCCAGAGGGCGGTATTGTTGGTGGTACAAAAAATGGAGATACTACAGTTATTGATGGGGTGAAGTATACATGGAAGCCGAATAACTTAATATCACAACATCCGACTTATGGATGGTATGATGCCAAGGGTAATAAATACACTCCAAAAAATGCTAAAGATACGTCAAATGGTGCAGGTGGACGAAACGGTCGTGGCGGCAACGGTTCAATCACTCCAGCAACCCACAATACGAAGGGTGCAAGCCAGGCTGATTACAAGCAGCATTATAACAATCAGACAGCAGCACCTAAACAGGTGATTGTAAAGATTGAGAATCTGATGAATGTGAAGTCAATAGATTTGAGCAAGAAGGATAATAGAGAAGTAATTGATAACGTCAAGCAGCAGCTTACACAGGCACTTGTTGACGTAGTACATGATTTTGATGAAACTTGGCATGGATAAATAATGTCGTTCATAGGAGATATATGGGGTAACGTGAAATTTAATGCTGGTAAGGCTGCTGCTAATGCAGCCTCCAGCGTTTCATGGGCGTATACACATTCCCCAGCGCAAGAAGTGATTTATAGAAACAATCGGGCATACAAGTCTGTTCTTGTCCATGTGGCAAAACAGCTTGCTATGTCAGAGATTGAGGGACAAATAAACAAACTGTTTCCGAAATATCAGAGGTATCTGGAGAAAACATGGCGTAAGAAAACTGTGTTAGCTCAACAAAAAGCCAATCAAGTTCAATTGATTGAAAATCAAGAATCGCAGTTGGAAACTAATGGTCAGATTAGAACAGAAAACGGACATACAATTATAGCAAAAGACCAATATGGAAATAAAATTCCAGAAGCATTGATGTTGTATTATAATGGAGATACAGATGTAACCGTAAATGATATAGTTCTAACTGGCACAAAAGATGTTGAAATTACTGTGCATGATGGCAAAAGAAAGTATAAGCGGAATGTTTTAACGAAACTCGAACCATACAAGACAAAGACTATCTGCTTCATAGATTTGAACCCAGACGTTGCCATTCAAAGTTCCAAGAATATAGTTATGACTACCGTACAAGGTCGTGACTATACTCGTAAAGAATTGGTATCTGGCGGTGATTTGAACTTTACAGTTACTGGTGAGATTGTCAGCAATGAGGAGGGAGTATACCCAGAAAATGATGTCAAGAAGTTCATTCAGATTATGCAATATGGCGGTGTAGTAAATGTTAATCACTTTCAGTTCAAGCAGTTTAATGTGGATAAGATTATCATTAAAGACTTTAATATGCAGAATCAAGAGTTCAAGAACATCCAGCCATATACATTTACTTGTATTGCTGTTGAACCCGATGAAGATGTTGTAGTGAAGTCAGATACTATCGCTGTCATTAATCGTGAAATAGAAGTAAGTCCGATGAGCAAGTGGTATAAATTGATTTTGAATAACAAGTATGCTGAGATTGTTGCAAATGCAGCAGCATCTGCTGTAAGCTCTACGGTAAATGCTGGTGTAGATGCGGCAGGAAACGGTCTTGATAAACTCGTAGATAAGATATAATGGCAGCAGTAAAAGGACAGCCGAGCTTTCATATCCTCATTTCTCTTATAGAGATTTGGGATATGAAAGACCCGAAGAAACCAATGGCAGAACCAGAAAGTCCATTGCGCATAGCTGAGGTGGAAAGCATACAGATAGATGATTCATATCGAAAGTTGATAGGCACGGCATCGGTAAAATTCCCTCGTGGCACGGTCATTAAAAAGACCATTACCACTTTGAATGAACAAGAAAATGCCAATAAGGTGTCGGCAACAGTTGATGACGCTGGAGTATTGATAACCACCAGAACCGATTCAAAGGTTGCTTCTGTTGCAGATTTCAAGGTAGGTCAGAGAATACGGATTTACTTGGGATATACAGAAGATCCAACGATTGCAGCTCTCACAAAGCTTGATGCAAACAAGAAGTCTATATTCAATGACAGCGACAAATTGAAAAAGTATAAGGAGAAATTGAAGATTATGTTTGAAGGCTATATTACAAAATGTAGCATTGATACTCCTATTGAAATACAATGTGAGAATCTTGCCAGCGGCTTAAAAAAGATAACATGTCCAAAGGTTACAGCAAAGAAAAACATGACAGTAAATGACTTCTTAGCCGATAACGGAAAATATAAGTTACTTAAAAACAGTGGCTTGTCATTACATCCAGAAACTAAGTCATGTGAAATCAATATAGGAAAGGTAAATTTGACCAGTGATTTGACTGTAGCGGATGTGTTGACTGAATGGAGTAAGTATAAGGTGTTTGCTTTTGTTAAATTTAACGGAGATACGCCATACATCGCTGTTGGACGCTCTTATTTTTCCAATCCTGGTAAGGATTCTGTGCTGAATTATAGCGACAATAAATCAGATATTCCAGAAATCCTTTTTGATTATCATGTTGCCAATAATGGTTTGACATTGATGAATACAGACAAGGACTTTTTAGCTGTTGAGGCTACAGGATTGGATAAGGATGATAAATTCTACCATATTACCATTCGCAAGAATCCAGATTATAATTCAAGTAAGAAAGGCTCTAAGAAATGGCAAGTGATGAACGAAACAAAGTTGTCAAAGAAAGCCATGAAGTTAGGTGCAACCCCTCTTACAAAATCGAAAGATAGAGTAGATTTAAGTAAATATACCGTAATTCCTTATATGTCACGCAAAATAGGCATTACCAAGGAAGCATTGTTGCAAGAAGCAATCAAATATTTTGAAAGCTATAATATGAACGGTATTGAAGGACAGCTAACATTATTTGGTGACTTGAACTTGAAGACAGCGCAAAAAGTTCAACTTACAGACAAACGCCATCCAGCCAAAAACGGCTATTATTTAGTAGATGAGATTTCGACAACTTTTGGTACTGGTGGTTATCGTCAGACGATAAAGTTGCCATATTGCATTGCAAAAATAAAGTCTGAAGATAAGAATGACAAGAAAACTACATAGTGATTTGAGTCAGAACCAGACTATTCGTGAGGCTATCCGAAAGATAGCCTTGCGTGGTTTGGTAGACCCAAGCACAAATACGGTTCACGATACAGGTAGAGTCACAGGATATGTCTGTAAGATTCATTCTGATGAAAGCGATGAGCTGTTTGGTACGGTAGACGTTCAAGAATACCCTACTATGGCATTTGAAACAACAGATGATATGCCAGTAGGTTTACATGAAGGTGTATTGCTAAGTGCCATGCAAAACAATATGAATGGAATGGTTATTATTCCTAAGCTGTATTCTGAAGTCACCATAGTGACTGATCCTGCAAGTCATACAGAGTATGTTTCCATGTTTTCCCATGTAGACATCATCCAGCTCGATTCACATGACACTATCACAGTAGGCGTGAAAGAACGAGAACCGTTTAACGAAAGCGATGAAGACTCTCCAGATGTCAACGAATTGGAGGAGACAGGTGTGTATTCTCAAACAACATACAAGAAAAATTCTATCGTGACCCAAGTTCAAGATAAAGATGATAAGAATAAGTCATCATTATCTATGGATGGCAATCAAATATACGCAGCTGTTGGCGATGCTGAGAGCGAATATATCCAGAACCACGATAAGATAAGAGCAGCGCACGATAAGGCAGAGTTGGAGCTGAACGGCAGTGAAAGCACTATGAAATTTGGAGGTTCCAAAGTAAAGGTAGAAGATGGAACTGTCTATTTGGGCAGTGATAGTGGAACCGATGATGCTGTACTTGGTGGTCAATTAGCAGACATATTGATGGATATTGTTGGCTATATCAGTCAGATAAAGACAACCACACAACTTGGCCCACAACCACCTCTGAATATGGCACAGTTCATAGCTTTGAAATCAAAGATTAATTCGTTCAAGTCTTCGCATAGCGGATTCTTGACTAAGAAAGTACAAGTACAGAAATAATGGCAGAAGCAAAGTTAAATTTCAATGAAGAGAGTCTGGATAAGAAGTCCAGCTTATATGATTTGTACAGTCGCTTCTTCCAGGGCATGACTGAAGCGAATAAAGTAGATGCACCAGATTATTCGGAAAATCCACCTTTGAATGAAGATGGCTCTATAAATAATGAAAAAATAGCAGAAGGTCTCGCTGAATACTCGCAGATATTAATGAAAAACTCTGCTTACATGATGGCAAATGCCATTATTTCGACAGTAAGCAGTGGCGGTTCTGGAGGCGAAGGGGGCGGTGGTCTTGGCTATATCTCACGTTCTGGTGATTCTATGACAGGTATGCTTGGGGCATTATATGGCTTCCAGGCAGGATATGACAATAAGATGATTTTCGATGTTGCAGTAGATGCGAGCAACAAGAAAGTTGCTCATGTCTATGGAAATCTTATTGTTGATGAAGATGAGACCATTACTGGAAAGCTTATACTGTCGGATGCTGGTTTGTATTTTGGGAAAAACCAGACTATATGGATTGCAGATAACAAGCTAAATTTTGCATATCAGAATATCCAATTTGCTGGTGAGGTTAGTATTGATGGTTCGCTATCAATTGGTGACTTTAAGATAACGCAGAATGGTATATCTATGGGTGAGAATGAGTTCTACCATAGCGGTAACTGCAACAACAAGGACACTGATTGGACGATGAAAAATGCTCATGTGTATGGAGACCTCATTGTTGAAGGTTCGTATGAGCAAAAAGGTGGTCTGAAAGCTTTGTATGGTTTTGAGTTAGGCGAATATGGCAAGAGGATGTTATATTCTGTCAAGGATGACGCTAATAAAGAAACTGGTCATGTAGCATTGATTTCAGACCTTGTAATAGCCCCGACATGTGGCATTAAGTTAGGAGAATCGTATATCATCAAGGTGAGAGGCGGTGAGAATAGCAATATCATATCCATTGCATCGCCAGGCAAAGTAATGAACCTTGGAGATAGTGATGGGGAAGTAAAAACCACACGAATATCACTTCAGACAGAGATTTGGGATTACAATAGTTCATATAGGATTATCAGTCAGTATGGCGATGGACATTTTAGAAACTCATTGGAAGCTGGATGCAGTGCGTCGGGTGATACTGTATTAAGAACGTACCACAATTCCGATGTGGAGTGCGGTGTTGCCTTTTATAAGAAGGTTCGTTTCGGCAAACTTGAAACTGCCCCCAATATGTATGCAGATGATACCAACACCATATTATATGGCTCGTTACCATATATAAGAGTGTTGAATGATGTGCCAAAAACAGAGCATATCCCATTCAGTTTTCGATACATTCAGACAGAATCGCTGTTTAAGAATCAAAGCTCAGAATGGTCAGCTACGTTGGAGCTTGACACAGAAGCAGAGTTCTTTAGATTGTCAAAGCCTGTAGAATCTTCCGCTTTCTCAATCTCCAGTGAAAAATACAAGACACGGCTTGCTGAAAATGTGCTGTATTTTGCTGATGCAGTTTATCTGGAAGGTGTTACAGATGGCATAAAACATCAAGGAAATGCTTATTTCACAGGCGCATTAAGCTCCCAGAAATTTTCAAGCGGTTTCGCTGGATATGGTTGGGCTGTAATGAACAGCAAGTTATATGGTGGCTATGCTGCAACGTTTGATGAGTTGACTGTGCGTAAGAAGATGCGCATATATGAACTGGAAGTCCAGAAAATATCGGTTACAAATGGCTCTCTATGGGTAAGTGATGCTTGTTCTGGAGACCTCGTAGAAGAAGTTTTATAAATGGCTTTATTCAACTATAAGAAATACAAGGTATCGTTGCGTCACGATACTAAGAAGACGCAAGGCTTGAAAACTGGTGATATAGTAAGGCGGCAATATTTTGATGGTAAAAATCTCATATACTCTTTGATGTGTGTATTAACATACGGAAAGGAAACTGTTGTTGATGAGGAAACGCAAGAGATAGTAGAGCGAGATTATTTTATTGGAGCCTTGCTGGAAGGTGATGCGCCATCCAGTGACCAATTACTTGACTTCGCCAGAATAACCAATCTGTTTGATGAAGAACGTTCAGGAGCATTGTATCTGACAGCTTCTGATCAAGAGTCTCCATATATGGACGTTATTGATGGAATTGGCAGAAATCAGAGTTTGTGTTGGCCAGAAGACGTAAGCGCAGACTATGAAGCCCCAAAATCTCAGTATGTTATAATCAATAAAGGCAAGGCGTATGGCGAGTACAAAGAGACGCAACAAGATAACAATCGTGTCTTGAAGTTAGGCGTATCTGTTACAGAAGACAATATTCCAATCGGTATTTCCCAGGATTTTTATGAATATGTTGCAAATCCCAATCGTGTTGTAATATCATATAAAATCAAAGGAAGTAGTGAGCAAACATGGAAAGCATCGTTGGGTTATACTAATGGTGAACATACAGATGCTGAGTTTGATGTACCAGTAACGACAGAATGGCAATATAAACTCCATGTGGTCACGATAGATTGGTCTGGCAGACATTTACGCACATTTAAGCTACAGCGTGATTGCAACCACGAGGATAGCGTTGAAATTGCCGACTTCAATATTATATTGCTCTCCAGTCTAACCAATTTTAATGATGCAAGCCAAATTCGTGTCGGTAAGCTGTCTGGGTTGGTAGACCCTGTATTCGGACAACTTGATAGCTATGGCGGTTATTTTCAGAAACTTTTCGCTTCTGGCTCTGCCCATGTATCTGGCACACTGACAGCTGGTGATGAGAATGGATTTGCAGCAACATTCTATGCTGGAAAGATACATCGCAATGCGTTTTTGAACTCGTTGGATGTCAATTTTACGTCTGGAATAGACATAAATAAAGATGTTGCAGCACCATGTGGTGTCGGCAAGGTGTATTCATTTTCCAATGAAGTTGAGATACAGGCGCAGGAAGCAAGTTGGTTGAAAGAGCATATCGGTAAGGTGTATTGTCTTTCATTCTGGCTATATGCCAAGAAAGCATGTCAAATTTCAGTCTTGCAGAACAGTCATGTTGTCGGCACTTTTCGATTCTCTTCCAGTCAATGTCTTGCTTGGGAAAGGAAAAGCGTAACCTTTGAACTTTATGGAGGAGTTAATGATAATACACCATTGCTTATATCTCTTATGCCAACCTTTGAAGGCGATGAAGATGGAGCCGAAGAGCTTGTTTATCTGTCAGCACCACAATTGGAGGAAGGTAAAACCGTTACCCAATACCAGCCGACAGATGAAGTAGTAAAGTTCAGTGAAGATTATGGCGCATGGTTTAGTCGTGGTGGTATTGGTGGTACAATTCAGAATCCGTTACTTCAATTAAATTTTGATGGAGCTGGAAGTATTGGTACACGCACGAAGTCATTCTTGTTGAGAGTTGATGGCTCTGGTTATCTCGCAAATATGAATATTGAATGGGATAGCGATGGTAAGGTTACTTTTGGTGAGAATGTAACATTGAACTGGTCTAACTTAGACTCGACCGTTCGCAAAGAGATTTCCAGCAAGTCCATCAAAATTAACGGAGCCGACACATTCACCATGATGGGCGATGAATCTTCTTCAGCTACAGAGTTTTATCCTAAGACGATAACACTTAATATTGAAGAAGAAAATATCACATCAACGTCCAGCCAACGTCAATGGTACTACTTAAAAGACAATGAATGGATTAAGATAAAATCTGCAAATGCAAAGCAGTATGCGGTCTATCCAGATTCGTCTATGTGGAATGATGGCAGTGTGCTAACACTTAAATGTGCAGTAACCATAGGTGCAAATACATATAGTGACACTTTTACTATTCGCAAGCAGCATATTGTCGGCTATACTGTGGAAGTAACTTCCAACCAAGGTAAGTCATTCAAGAATGGTAGTTGCTCAACTATACTTCATGCAGACGTATATTATCAAGGTAAACTGGTTGACCCTCAGTATATCAAAGATAATTTTACATTCGTCTGGAAGAAATTTCATTTGCCAGATGTAAAGAATGAAATTGACGGTTGGTGGAATGAGCAGCGAGACGCTAATGGTAACATTCTCCAAGCTGCAATTGACAGAACACAACAAGAAATAGTATTGGGATATAAGATTACAGGTAGTGACCTGTTTGTGTGTGAATTACAGAACGGAAGTTCAGTATTCCCATATACTTTCCCTGTTATTCTTGCTTAATCTTTATTATCTCCATCCAGACAAATTGCTGGGTGGAGATAAAATAATTGAGATTTTCTACCCTTTATCAATGGTGAGAATCACTATTCATCTATACAGTGAACAAAAAATCTCAATAAAAATTATGGCAACAGACATTTCAAAACTGCTTAACAAGCAGCCAAACTCCAGCCAGCAAGCAGCGACGGAGACCGTTCCAGCCAACGAGAAGGTTACTTCTGATGAATGGAATACCTTAGTGCAAGCTGTGCAGGAGAATCAAGCCAGCGTTAAAGTGGTGAAGATGGGAACCAATGAGTACAAGCCTGTTGATGGTGTTGTAACTTTGCCTTATACAGCCGAAGGTTCTGAAGTCAGTTTGAAAACAACTGACGATTTGAAATCTATGGTAAGTATTACAGGTAAAGCCACATTGCACTTATTGTATACCAGTACATCGGCTGGTTATGATACAGGCAATAGCGGTGTGCTTTATATTCAGACCTATGCAAATGGTCAGTGGACTACACAAGGCACAATGGCTATGGCTTCCAAGAATATCGCAGCTGACTATGATGAAATTGATATTACCAGCTATTTGTCAACTGGTAGTAACCGTGTGCGTGTATATGTCTACGATGAAGGATTCGGCACTCAATCAAATCCTATAATCTTTGAATCAATTGTACTTACTACATTAAGAGTAGAGTTGGCTTCAGAGTATTACCACCCTGTAACCACAGACTACCTCCAGCCATCTTATTATATATATGGTGCTGGCGTGAAGAAAACGTTGCATTTGAAGGTAAGCGGTAAAACCACTGATGGTCAAGACGGATTCAGAGAGATTACTTACTCTATAGGCACAAACACTCACACAACTTCTGCATATACAGTAGCAGCAATTAATGACACCAGCTCTCAACCTGTCAAGATTATCAATCATGGCGTTCATACGGTTGAGGCATGGGTAACATGCGTAGATGGTTCTGGAAAGGAACTTGAATCAGAGCATATTGTAAACTCATTCATGCTCGTTGTAAATGAAGAGGATATGACTCCTTACTTGCTTGTTCAGAACCTAAAGACAAAGGTTGTGAATTACGAGCAGATTGTGTTGTTCGACTATGCGGTTTATAATCCGACCAGTGAAGCTATAAGCATTGCCATTGTTATGAGTGATTATGACAATGTGACGGAGTATTTGCGACTGGAGAATGAGACAATGCCAAATACGCCTAATTCTGTAGAAACAACAGTTGAGGTGGAGAATGATTCCGATGACATTCTTTATTCTTATTTGCATATCTACAGAGTTGTTGGTGGCAAAGAATATAATTTCTTGAAGGAATCGACAGGAGCAGAATCTGAAATCATAACCGTTGATAATACAGAGAAATTTAGCCCTACAAGTGGTGCTGATTTCTTCTTGAACCCAAAAGTAAGAAACAATAGCGAGCCAAATCCTGCCAGAATCTTAAATGCTGCAAAAGGCAATGTTGAATTGTCTGGAGCTAAATTTGAGAATTTTGGATTTGTAAATGACGGATGGATTAAAGCTGAAGACAAGCAAAGCGTTCTTCGTGTATTGGCAGGGCAAAAGGTAACGATACCTTATGAGCCTTGGGAGAATTTTAAGAGCAATACAGCATCAAGCATGACATTGGAGCTTGATTTCAAGATTCGTAATGTAACCAACGAGTCAGACCCTATCATCCAATGCTGCTCGATCATCCAGGCAACAGGTAATCCGCTTGGATTGTTAATGCGTCCGCTTGATGGCTATATCAACACCGTTACTCAGTCAACTGAGGCAGACCAGAACTTTGGTTGGATGGAGAATGTACGCACTCACATTGCTATCAATGTAGTTCATGCCTTACGTTCTTCTTCTACCAATTCAACAACAGTATCTCTTGTGCGTGTGTTTATCAATGGCGTTCTGAACAGAGAGTTTCCATTTGATACAGCAACAGCAAACGAATTTATTTCATCTATGGGACATGGTGGAATTAGAATCGGACAAGACGATGCAGATGTGGACATTTATTCAATCCGATGCTATCAGAAAGCCTTGTCTTCTGATGATTGTATGCAAGACTATAGTAGTACATTGCCTACATCTGAAGATAAAATTGCTTTCCGTAACGCTAATGCTATTGTACAAAACGGTGAGATAAATTATGCGCTTGCCAAGGAAAAATACAACGTACTTGTGTGGCACGGCTATGAGACATATCGTTTTGCAACAAATAATCAGACAGGATGGTTGGAAATATCCTTGCTGAATGAAGATGGCACACCAGACAATGCGCATAGCGGAACTATTGGCAAAAAATACGGTAAGCTTCCAGACAAAGGACAAGGCTCTACTGCTAAGACCTACTATTGGTGGAATCAGCAGTGGGACATAAACAAGATGAAAGGTGATGATGGCAATTCGATTACTGATGACGGTTGGATAGACGGTAATGGTGATGAAAGAGGCAATGCCTATCAGCTTACCGATGACATTCCAGCTGCCACTAAATTGGTATTGAAAATCAATTATGCTTCATCTATGCAGAGCCATAAACAAGGTGCAACAGAGCTTTACAACTTGCTTCATACAGCGATTGCTGGTCAAAATTCCATGCAAAAGGCGAATCCAAAAGCAAGAGTTGCCGTATTGGAGCGTCCTGTGCTTTACTTCATCCAGACTCCAGATGATTCAGAACCTGTATTCCACGGTTTAGGTACATTCGGGCCTGGTAAGATGGATAAGAAGACATGGGGATATTCGTCTGATAAGTTCCCAGACTTCGCCATGATGGAAGGCTCAGACAACAATAAGCCTTTGACGGATATGCGTGTTCCTTGGGACGATAAGGTGATATATAATGCTGATGAAGAGTATTTTGAATATGCTGGCGATGGCAATATAGACTTTGACGCTGGTCTTACATACAAAGCATCGGATGATGAGGGGCATGTAAAAGGACAGCCATTAGATACGATTACCGACTACTATAAGACTGCATGGAACTGGCTGTTCATGCACAATCCACGCATTAAGCCATATACAGACGGTAACTTCTCCACTTTCCAGGATGACACTACGGTTGACACCTCTTATCAATACTGGATGACACAAGCTGGAGGCGGCGCATCATTGTATGACGTGGTACGCTATGACTTTGTTGATAAGAAATGGGTTCCAGCTGGTTTGCCAGACTCATCTAATCCAAGTGGATATGCAACAAAGAACTTGAAGACGTTGTACAATAGTGCCATTAGCAATATCGCAACTGGCGCATGGTCAGAACTTAATACTGCATTTATCTCTGCTATAGTGGCAGAAGCAAGAGAAGAAATCGGTGATTATTTCAATAAGAAATCATTGCAGTTCCATTACTGCTTTGTAAACTTCTTGATAGCAGGAACGGACAATTGCTCTAAGAATACATATTATGCTCTTGACCCGATTACGCACTTGATAGAGCTGCATCAAGACGATTTGGACACCATCTTCAAGACGGATAACTCTGGCTATCAGATTAAGCCGTATTATATAGACCGCTTGCATCCATATTCAGATGAAGGCGAATTGCTCTATACAGAAGGTGGTGGTAACGTACTCTTCAATCTGATTGAATTGATGTGGGAAGGCGGTAATAACGAATTGGCTAATATGATGAACACCATTTTGAATGAAATGGCTGGATTGATTACCGCAGAAGACCAGAAGAAAGGCATTGAAAAGTCACCTTGGGGCTGCATACAAAAGTACTTTTTCTCTATTCAAGAGTACTTCCCAGCCGTAGCGTTTAATGAGACAGCTCGTATTCGTTATGAGTACCCAACTATGCTGGAATACGTCAGTGACCGTAATGTGAAGCCTATCTCTCAGTCATTGGGCGATCAGTTGCAAGCTGAAAAGCAATACATGAAACGTAGACTTGTATATGCTTCTTCGTATGCTGCTTATGGTGAGTTTGCCTTGAATGGTGGCAATGGCTTTGGATTCAATACTTATCCAAGAATAGATGGTAGCGCACCAACAGCAATATTGGACGTAACGCCACACCAGTATCTTTACCCAACGGCACGAGTTGGTCAGACTTTGCGCAACCCTCATGTTAGAGTGAAGCCGTTTGAGACTTATCATTTTGTCATTGACAATAGTGGCAATTTGGGAGATACAGTATGTGGATTAAAAGGCGGTAACTATTATCGTTCATTTGGTAATATTGGTGACTTATCTGTGAAGCCGACTAATGACTTCTCATTACAAGGCGAGCGATTGGTGGAGATTATCGCCAATCCTATAGGAAATCCAGAGTTCCGTCCTACCAGATTGAATGTCACTACAGCTTTGGTGAAGAACATTTCGCTGAAAGGCGAGAAATTGTTAGGTGGTCAGCTTGACTTGTCGGTTTGTACCAGATTATCGACAGTTGATATTCGAGACACTAAGATAACAAGTGTTAAATTCCCAGCTTCAGAGTTATTGACATCTATACAGCTTGGAGGTTATATTACAGCATTGGAAATCAATAATTTGCCGAAATTGTCTAAATTGACATTGGACGCATACGATTATTTGACCTCGTTTATTATTGGTGAGAATGTTGGTCAGTTGGATTTGTATCAGACGATTGCAGAGTTGTATGATGCAAAACATAATGAGACAGACCCACCCAGAATGTTGCAAGCACTTACAGTAAAAGACGTGAACTGGAAGAACGCTACAATAGACTTGTTGAAGTGGCTGCTCACTATTGATAACTTGAAAATTACTGGAAGCATTACGCTTGCAGCCAGTGAATATATGACGTTTGAATTGAAAAAGCAACTTATGGAACGCTTTGGCGATATAGACTCGCAAAGCAATTCGTTGTTTATTTCATACGTCCAGCGTACAATCAGTAGCATACAGATTGCTGGTGATAATACGTTCAGAGAGGCTGGTTCTCGCCAGTTTACATTAATTCCAAACAGTCCAAATGCCAACAATTTCAAGTCAATCAAATGGTCACTCACAACATCTGCATACGCTTCTGTGAATGAGAAAACAGGAGTTGTTACTTGTAATAAGATTTCAACAACAGCTTTGACTGTTACGCTGAAATGTGTTGTGGAAACTACAGATAGAACAATGGAAACAACTTTTCCATTGTATTTGTATGACCGCCAAGCAGAGTTGGGTGATTATGTGTATTCAGATGGCACATATAGCGATATGTTGAATCCTTTGAAGACAGTTATTGGAATATGTTTTTATATTGGGGCTGAAAATAATAGTGATGGCACTCCAGACCGAAGAATGGTAGCACTGAAAGACATGGAATGTCTTAATGGTGCAACATCATGTCCTTGGGGATTGTTCGGATATACTGGTAATACAGACCCTGATTATATGAACAATTATGTCATTTCTGGTATTCAAATTGAAGGCATGAATGACGCATATAATGTTGCAGGCATTACTGACTTTGGAAGCTCTGGCTTGGAACCACGTTCCGACAATAATTCTGTATGGTATATTGGAGACAATAATTATCGTGATGAAGACAGTGGCGATAAGTATGGATTCAAGACAGGATTTGCTGCCAATACAGGAGCAGGAGACTTGCAATTAGTCAAGCCGACAGAAGAACAGAAAAGCATGATTGGAGCTGGATATGTTGGAGATAAAAAGATTCCAAGTGGTCAGCAACACACATTGGCAATCATCCAGCATCGTAATCAGATATTGGATTCTATATCTTATCCTATTCCATCTGCACAATATGTGAATAGCCAAATAACTCAAACAGAGATTGAAAATGTTCGTGAGTGTATAGAAAAGATAATTGCCAATATGAGTGCAGTGAAATATCAGCAATACTACTATCCAGCGGCTTCATATTGCTACGCATACGAGCCGAAAGGTTTGTTGGAAGGTGAAGAGTTAGCTGATAGATTTAAGGCACATAATTGGTATTTGCCTTCTTCTGGTGAGCTTGCTCGTTTGTATTGGTATTATCAGAGAGGCAAGGATGATGATAAGAACATCTTTAAGGCAGCTTTGGCTTCTGGCAAGATGACCGATTTTACGTCCTCTGGTCGCTGGAGTAGTTCCGAGTACGGCAGTTGGAGCGCATGGTTCGTCTACTTCGGTAATGGTTACTTCAGCAACGGCTACAAGTGCAACAGCTGCGTTGTGAGGGCAGTCTCCGCATTTTAGAGAAATTTAGACCCGAATCTTACATTCGGGTCTAAATTTCTTACTTGTTTGTAAACCTTAATAAACTAAGGCTCTATTCGTAAGTAAACATATATAA